CTAAGATGATTCTAGAAATGCTGTCATATAAAAATTGGAATTCACCATCGCGTTGCATGGCATCGATTGCTTGCCATTGAACTTTATCTTCCTTACCGACTTTGATAACTGGCATCCTAAAAGCATTAGAAGTGGAGTTGATCGTAGCCTGAAATTGCTGTTTTAAATCTTGTAGAACGCTAGGATCGACTTCATCGCTGTTGATGGTCAACATCCCCCTTGAAGCACGTCCATTTGAGAAATACATCTTATTAAAAGAGGCGATATTGATGTGAGTTGTGATTGCAGTAATTGCGGTATCGATTGGTGTTAATGGATATCCATTTAATTCGAAATCTGTGACTGGATAGCAGTTGTGTACAACCATTTCTTCTGCTGTAAAAACTTGCATTGGCTTACCTTCAAAAACTTGGATGTAAGCCCATTCTTTATCTTCAGATCCTTCTTGGATTAATTTATGTGGTGATAATTCTTGTAAGGTCTTGTAGGCGGTACGACGGATTTGATCGGCAGCGTGATCTGGTTTGGGTAGGAGTTTTAGAATTGTGGCAGGATCCCTGGCTCTAAAGGAATGAAATACTTTTTCGTCTTCCTTGTTGTATACCCAAATGATTTCTGTAGCGAATCGACCAAAGATTACTGCGTTACGAGCACTTTGAAACAAAAATTCTGATAATGTACTTTTTTTATCATCGTACCAGCCAGCGGTGAAACCACAAGTCCCAAGTAACTTGGAAGCCTTTTTCATTTTTTCGATTAGTTCAGTTTTTCTTTTAGTGTCAAGCGTTTTGATGGCCTCTTTGGTCAGTTCAATTCTGTAGCCAAAATCATGCCGTTCTTCTAATTCTTTCCCGTAAGCTTTTAAGTGATTAGCTCTTGTAAAAGTACATGCGGCTACCAAATCGTCAGTAATAGCGACTCGTTTTAATAATTGATCCGGAACAGAAACTAGTTTTTGATAATACAATCCACCGTAGCGATTTGGCGAAGAAGGGTCTTCGGTGAATGCCAACGGCATGATTTTATCGCCAGCACGCCTTAATGAATTGACAATCGACTTGATTAGTGGCGAGTGTATACTTTCGCCTTCTTTTTCTAATTTAGTTAGATCTTCGTCAGTCACCGAAGGATCGAATGATTGTATGATAATTTTGTTTTTATTGTCAGCCATTTTTATTGTTCTGCACTGATCAGCCTTACTTTAGCTACGGTTTGAGAACGATTGAATACTTCGATGGCCCAGGTTGTGCCCCATTTTTGGAAGTGAGAGATATCGGGATCGGATGCAACTACTCTAGGCGTAATGCGCACTGATTGATCAGTTCCGCCTACCAGTAAATTAAACCTGAGGGCACATTCTTGATCTGCTTCAATGTGTATAAATTTCTTGTTTCCCAGGTAAAAAACCATCCCGGCGTTGTTAGGCTGAATGCCTACTTCAAGTGGATAGGAGGCAGTTGTAGTGAATTCCACAAAAGTTGATATTACGTTGGATACGGTGAAATTGGTTTGAGTAACCGGACTAAATCCTGCTGAGATTTCCAATGAATCGCCAATTTGAACTCCGGTAGCTGAAAAGGCTACAAATTGAGCATTGGAAGTGGGTGATTGAGTTTCGGCAACCCCACTAAAGGCTGTCCCTGGTAGTCTGGTTAAAGTAATTGTTTTATTATTACCAGATTTGGCAATTACGGTCCATAGTCCACCATTCTGGACATTGAATGGACTATTTAATGCTGCGTCTCCGGTGGCGGTGGTTGGTACCCAGATGGTATCGCCTATGACTACTGCCGCAAAGCTTTGAGTGATAATTGTTACAGTTGCAGTAGCATTATTATTTATGGCCCAAGTAACCGTATCGCTGCTTAAAGTGAGTCCACGATCGGTTCGAAATCCAGGAGTAGTGCCCGATGTATATGTGATACGATAGATAGTTGGATTAACTGCATTTAAAGCAATTGAGAATGTAGTTGTGGCGTCGATTGTAGTTGTTCGTTGACCACTAAACAGAACTTGTGAAGTTCGTGGTTGAATTAAAAATTCTTGGTTTAGTGGGTTTTTGACAGCAATATTGGCTATTGTCCGTCGCCAGTCAGTATATCTAAATTGAGGATTGCTATTTGCCGTTGAATCGCCATATACAACAATTGCTATACTTTCATTTAATACTGGCACAATAATCTCCTAAGATTAGAAAGATTGACACTTTTACACTATAAACATGATGCCCGCGCGCCCCCCGTAAATTTTACCTTGATCGGGAGAAGACTCATCGGTTAGCTCTTTAATCTTTTCTGTCATCCAATTTGAGTTGGGGTCTTTTGGATATAATTTTTGATATTCATTTTCAACGATTGCGGTTACCGTTCTACTCTTATTAATTGTTACGTTTTGGCATAGGTACCTTTCGGCATCTAATTCGTCGTCATCATCTGGATCGGGCTCATCGGTCAACTTACCTTGGGGGTCCAATTTCCAGTGATACCTTAATTTCCTTTGAGCTAATAATTCACATCCTTCATCATCTTTTAAGAACCAAATGGTTGGATCTCTACCGGTACCGGGAGCTAATCGACTTCTAATGCTTTCGATTCCGCCTTGGACATCTTTGACGAAATCAACCATTCTGAATCCAAAACGTCTAAAGGTCTTATTGTCGGCTGGGTAAGCATTATCTGGGTAAATAGTCGGTTGTAAGGGATATATTCGTTCTCTACATAATTCTATTTTTTGCATTAATTCTAATCCAGGACGACTAATTACATCGAATACATACAAAATGTGCCCAATCAATGCAGCCGTAACCACAGCAAAATTGTGGGTAAATCCGTGATCCATCCCACAATAGAATGCGGCACCTATATGTTTCATTAATTCAATTAATTGTACTTTAGTAAAATTTTCAGGATAATCTTCGCCAGTCATTTTATTGGCCATTTGAGCAGCCGTGATCATGTGGATTTCGCGACTAAAGTTTGGATAAACCAATCCCTCTGAACTTGGCTTCCAACTCATTAGTTGGGCCTTTGATAAGTCTGCCGATAAACTTCTGAACAGCCCAGCTACGTGATCAATTGGTTTAAGTAAGTTGGATTTAGATGTTTGTTTAGTTGCCAATCGTCCTAAACATACGGCGAATAGGCGACAGTTACGAGTACATCCGACATAACCCATTTCTTTGTAGTATTTTTCTTGTTCAAGAGCACTTAACGCATTGTATTTAGTTTCTTCAATGACTTGTAAATTTGAATCGTTAACATAGTAAGGAACTTTGGGTAATTCGGGCAAATGTCTAGAAGATGGACATGGTTGGGTTACGTCGATAATGTTCCAATGCCTAATCACTAATCCACTTTTTTGGGCATTGTCTATTTCTTTTTGAACTAATCCGAATGAGAATTTTCTAGTTGAAGTCATTAAGGTGATGGGCAACTTACCATCTTCAGAGGCACGAGGAATCATTTTAGCTTCTTGAACTGGCGCTGGTGGAGCTAATTCTAACTCATCCAGCACTAACAGCTCCGTATGTTTAGAATTTGTACTTGCCATTGAGGCAACTAATATTTCGATGTTGTATTTAAATTCTTCGTATTCTGATTGAGCCTCTGGTGTTAGATTTTTTATTTGAATGGGTGATATAATTTCTTTTATGGTTTGATGGACGTAATATGTCATTTCAATGACGCGCTTGTTTTTAGATGTAACGAATTCCCTTAAGATCGTTCGTCTAAAGAATGACTCAACATCTTTTTGTGATTCCTTGGCTTGTTGTTCAATGGCAGCCAAGTGAGCTACGTTTCGTTTTAAATGGAACAGGCATAATAATTCGAAAATTGAAGCCGTAATTGTTTTAAACGCATCACGTGCGGCATAGGCTAAGACGGTAATAAAATCTGGATCGTCGCCTTTTTTTGATTTGTCGTAGATTTCCCACAAAAAGTCCATTGGACAAGACGTAGACGGTGGATGTCTAACGTCGTCATCGCAAACAATACAATCTGGTAGATCGATATTGAGATATATCTTAATCCAGCGGTGTAGTTCGTCCTTGGAGTTACAAGGGACAAACAGCGCTTTGCGTAAGATTTTTTCTTTTTCTTGATTGGTTAATTCCATTCTTTTTCTCGAAATACTTATTGCTACGACATTTCTTACATGCCGATGTGTGATCCTTGCTATTGGGGGTTCGTTTGGGTTTGTGGTGAAAATCGTCTTTAGTTAGCTTTTTTTCACAGACAGAGCATTTAAACTCTTCGCTTTTATACATGATTAGAAGGTTGTTGTTCGACTTCAGACATAATCTAACATATCAATAAACCTTTATTAAGGGAGTTTTTATGGCTAGTATTTTGAAGACCGCAATTGTCCTTGGTCGTGAAATTGCAAATAAGCTTGGTATTCGTTTTGGTGATCCGGCTGTTTTGCCTGCTGCATTGACTGTTACATCTGGAGTTGACGCCAGCACTCCTGCTAATCCTACTATTACCATTGGTGCTGGTGTAACTGGTGGTCAGAATGTCTTTATAAGATTTTTGGAATTTCCGTCAATTGGAGTTAACTCAATTGGTTTAACTCAGGATTCTTACGGTCCTCATACTGCGCAGATTGCGATTGAAACTTCTGCTACTGCCAATCGTTCGTTTGTATTTGATACCAATTTGCTTCGTGTATTGATTGAAGTGTTTCGTTTTGGTCCTAGAGTTGAATTGTATATGGGTGCTACTGGTACTGCTCCAACGGTTGCTACAATTACTGCGGGTAACTTAGCTCTAACTATAGACGATCTGCGTCATCCAACCACTTCAGCTCTATAATTTTTGGGAGATTTTTCAAAATGCCAAAAAATGAATTTACTGAACAAGAAATCGCCGAATTGGTTGATGAAGTTCGTAACTCTTTTGACAATGAAGTAGCTGATCTTTTGAAATCAGAAGAAGCCTTGGCAAAAGCCTCGGCTTCTTCATCTGCTTCATCTTCATTATCAAAGGAAGATTCTCTTTCATCCTCAATGTCTAAAGAAGAGTCTTCGGGTTCATCTTCATCGTCGTCAATGAGCAAGGACGAAGATCCTTCGGGGAAGACGGCCGCTAAAGACAATCGTGTTGCTCAAGGACAGCACGTAAAAGGTCTTAGCGCCCAGAAACAAACATCTACGGGGGCTCCAGAGCTTGTTGATGAGGAAAATAGCGCTAACAGTGCAAAGGCCCATGGTTGGGCCACCAAGGCGGAAGAATCTGCTTCGGCTGGCTCAATGGGTTCGGCTTTTCGTCAATCAGTAAGTAAAGATGAAAGCCCTCCGAAGAAATCTCCAAGCGAAGGCTCGGCTGATTCAGCGACTTCCCCAGCGGGCTCTGCTGCACCAAGCGAAGGTGGCGGAAAAGATTTTCAAACACCTCCGGGCGGAGATCCTGGTGCGGATCCGACTGCTCAGGGCGCACCACCCCCAGGTGGTGATCCAATGGGCGGTGACCAAATGGGCGGCGACCAGATGGGTCAAATGGCTGCCGAGAAACCTTTGGCGGAAGCGTATTCCGAATTATCTGACGAAGATTTACATGCTCATTGGGAAGCTTTGAAAGCAGTCATGATGGGTCGTATGGGGGCCGATGAAGGCGTTGATCAGGCTCCAAATCCTCCTCCTTCAATGGGCGTTGCTCAACCGATGTCTACTCAGGGCGTACCGCCTCCTTCGGGCAAGGCAATGACCATGAGCGAAAAAGACGAAGCGGGCGAGAAATTAGCCAAAGCCGAAGAAAAAATTGATGAATTGTCTAAGACTGTAGACAAAATGTCTAAGTTGTTTGAAAAGATGTTATCAAGACCACAGCCCAAGGCGTTTTCGTCTTTGGCTGAATATCAGGTTGTAGCCAAAACTGAAGAAGAGAAGGCTGCGCCAATGGCTTCGATGACTCGTGGACAGATTGTGGCTAAATTGAAGGAAGTAACTTCAAAGCCAGAATTGAAGAAATCAGACCGTGATTTGGTCGATGGATTCTTATTGTTTGGGGCTAAACCTGAAACAATTGAACATTTGTTGAAATAATTAGGAGAACGTAAATGAGTACTTCAAACGTAATTAACAAAATCGAAGACCTGATCAAGGCTTTGGACTTAGGCAGCTATAACGTTGCCCCTGGACAGTTGATTCAGGGTTCGGCTTTGCAGGTAGAGGATGTGTCGCCAGTGATGCACAACGTCACATTTGGTGATCAGCACATCAAGCTACAGAAGGAAATCAAAGTCCAGAAGGCCAAAGGGCAGTTGGTTCAATTCAACCGTCAGTTGTCTTACGGCGTATTTGGTGGATCGGCCCAGCTTGAAGGTCAGGTCGGTCAGGAACAAACTTCTGATATCGTCCGTGGCGTAGTGCCAATGGGTTATTATTCACACGTTCGTCGTGTGACTATCGCGGCACAGATGGCTGAAACTCAGGATGGAGTCAAGGCCGAAGATCGCGAAGCGTTGGCGGCCGCACGCAAGATTGCGGGCGATATTGAATTCGATTTGTTCCGTGGCAAGGATGACTTTTCAAACGTTGGTGTATTTGACGGCAATCCTTTGGCGATTCCGTTGGTGCTGCCAAATATTTTAGGTCTAGGTCCGCAGGTTCGTCAGTCTGATAACCAGACCAATACCCAGGATTTGATGTTTGAAGCATATGGTTCAGGTTTATCAAACGTCATTGCCGGTGGTGGTACATTAATTCAGTCAATGATCGAAGACTCCTGGGTTCGTGGCGTGATGAACATGGGAACGGCGGATCGTTTGTATGTAGATCCTTTGATCCTATCGGCGTTCAACAAAGCATCGTATGCTAATAAGGAACGTTTCAATCTAGGTTCAACTGGCCAAGAAGTAACGACTGCCGTTGATATTCGCCGTCAGGCGGTTTCGGGCGGCGTGGTGATGTTGGAACCTTCGCGTTTCTTGTCTGGTCAAACCAAAGCAAAGCGTGCTGTGGCAGCTTCTCCGGGGGCTCCGACATTTGCTTTGGCTCAGGCTGCTGGAACGACTTCATTTGCTGCAACTCAGGTGTATACATATACCGTAACAGCTGAAAATGAATTGGGTGAATCATTGCCTGCGGCTACGGCCACTATTACTATTGCAACTTCTGGCAATCAGGTGACTGTAACTGTAACTCCGGGTTCTGGGACTCAGCGTTATTTTAACGTCTATCGTTCAGCGGCTGGTGGTACGGTGACTAAGTTGGTTGGTAGGGTTAAGAACGGCGGCGGTGCTACTACGGTATTTACTGATTTGAACAATCGTCTCCCCGGTGGTATTTCGGGATTCCTAGTTCAAATGGATACAATGGCCATCCATGAATTGGCTCCTTATAGCCGTTTGAAACTGGCGATTACCGATTTGACTCAACCGGAAGCGCATTTCAGGTTCTTGACCTTGGCTGTGTATGAACCCAGAAAAAATGTGATCATCGATAACTTGACTGGTGCATTTTAATAATTAACTAATAAAATCAAATGGTTAAAAGCAAGCCCCGACAAATTTTTGTCGGGGCTTTTTTCTTGGTTCATGGTATGCTATAATAGTTTCTCTTTAAAAGGAGGAATTATTATGTGGAAAACAAAATATACTATAAACGATAAAAATAAAATAATAGAATTACGTAAAAGCGATCCGACATTAACCAGAACTGATATTGTCAGGATAACTGGATGTAATATTGCATTCGTTAAGAGGGTCTTGAAAGGTATGTGTTTACCTAAGGGGCAGGGCCAAAAAAATGCCTACCGGGCTAAACTAGCTAAAAATCCAAATGCAATGACGCATATGCGCCAAGCATTGACACCAGAAGTGGTGGTAAGGCGTTCAGAAGCCGTTCGAGAAGCGTATAGAGATAATTTAAGCGAATTAAGTAAAAATGCTAGGGTCCGAATGGAACAATGGTTTATTAAAAACCCTAAAATATCTAAATATACTTGGCAAGATTTAGAAACAATCACTAAAAATATTGGGTTTACATTGGTTTCTGATCCAATTGATAAGATGAAGGGGTGGGGTTTCAAACAGGTTGTTCTTAGATGTTTTTGTAACAATATGTTTGATAGTAAGGTTTATGATTTATTGTTGGGTAAAGTAAATTCTTGTGGATGCGTCAAGAGTAAGGCTCAAGCCGATATCAATATTCTACTTCAGAATTGGGGATTTGAAACCAAATATAACGATTGGGTGACTTTAAAGGATTATGAATTAGATATTTTAATTCCATCCCATAAATTGGCAATTGAATATTGTGGTTTATGGGCTCATGGAGTTAATAATTCTAAAGGAAGAGGCGAGCATCGGCAATTCAAAAAGTCCGAATTGTGTAAAGATCTTGGTATTCGTTTAATAACCATTTTTTCTGATGAATGGATTTTACGTAGGAAGCAGGTCGTAGGCTATCTCAGGTCGGTATTACATGTAGATGAGTTTAAAATAGGGGCTCGTAAGTGTGAAATTCAAGATGGTGGCGACGATATACAGTCTTTTTTGGATAAATGGCATATCCAAGGTAAGAACTGTAATAGTACGTCTTCTTTGGGTTTGTTTAATGACAGTGGGATAATTGCAGCCATGACTTTTTCAGCCAGCAATAGTGTGCGAGGGAAATCAGAAAGCGGTGTATTCGAATTAACCCGCTGGGCGGTTAAGCCTGGATTTTTAATAACAGGTGGGTTTAGTAGATTGTTAAACTATTTTATAGGCAAATATAGACCCTATAAAATTATATCGTATTCTGATAATAGATGGAGTGCCGGTGGAGTATATCGGCGTAATGGATTTGAGCTTGAACACTCAGTGGCTCCTAATTATTATTATTTTAAACATAATACGGATTATCCAAGGTTCCCCAAAAATCATTTCAAGAAAGATAAAATCGGTAAAATTATCGGAGAAAAATTGGAGATTACTGAATGGGAGGCAATGCGAGAATTAGGTTTTGATCGAATCTATGATTGTGGTAAGGACAAGTGGGTACTTAATCTTACTTAATTATGAAAGCTCTGGTCCTTTCCGGTGGTGGCTCTAAGGGAGCTTATGAGGTTGGCGCGTTACAATATTTATTGGTAGACGCTAAGATGCAATACGAGATACTTTGTGGCGTATCGGTCGGGGCATTAAATACTTCTTTTTTATCAATGTATCCGATTGGCCAGGAAGTTTTGGCGATGCAGGGCTTAAAGGCCCTGTGGGACGGATTAAATACTAAAAGTATCTATCGCCAGTGGTTTCCATTAAGTTATTTAGAAGCTTTATGGAAACCTTCTGTTTTTAATTCCAAACCATTACAAAATATCGTCCGTACTAAGCTAGATCCAGTCAAAATCAAGACCAGTGGTCATAAATTGAGGATTGGAGCTTGTGGGTTGGATACCGGCGAATATCGTCTTTTTGATGAAAACTACGATAAAATCCAGGAAGCGGTCTTGGCTTCGGCTGCGTTCCCGGCGATGTTATTGCCAATTCAGTTGGAAGGCCAGTTATGGACGGATGGTGGAGTCAAAAGCGTTACCCCTATAAAGGCCGCAATTGACGCAGGAGCGACTTTCATCGATGTGGTAATGTGTTCTCCACCCAACGACGCTTCTAGCAAGTTTATGGCCAAAACAAACGCTATAGCGGTAGCTCAAAGAGCTATTGATTTAATGGGGGATCAAATCGAAGATAATGACCTAAAGATATGCAATTTAGTTAATAATATAGTCTCTTTGGGGGGAATGCCAGATAAACGTCATATTGAGCTTAGAATCATCAGGCCCAATAGTATTATTTTAAAGAATTCGTTAGACTTTAATCCAATTAATTTACAACGTATGTTTAGCCAAGGTTATCAAGACGCTAAAACTATCGGTTAGATTTACTTAACCAATATCGCTCCCCAAGCCAACACCGATCACAATAAACACCTACTGGATGCATCCCCAGATAGCGCATTGCTAACCATTCCTTATTTTTACTATGACAACGTTTATACACACTACACCTCCGAATGTTGATTTAAAGTGTAGTGTGTATAAATTTATGGACGCTTCCTAAGTGCCTTGTCAGTCTGATACATATAGTAGTTGAACATCACAAAGCATACAAACATTATTGCCAACAATCCTAGTTGGATCCAGTCCGACAAATCCTCTGGAGATCGCCAGAGTTTCATCAATTACTGTACGCTTACAGTACGTGCTGAAGATTCAGTGCCAGGTACGGTTACCGTAAGAACCCCGTTTTCATACTTGGCTGTAACTTCGATAGATCCGCTACCATGTGCAATCTGAACGGTGCGATTGAAAGTACGATCGCCGGTACGAGCAGTTATCCTCAGAAGGCCCGAGGCACTCACGGTGACATTGATATCTTCCTTATTAAAACCAGGCATATCAATGGTGATTCTATTTTGTGGATCTAATGGAACGTGAGTCCCAAAGAAATCAGAAACATTGTTCCCAAATAAACCAGGACTCCAAGTGTCAAGTAGCTGACCTAGCAACTCAACATTTCTACGAGTTAAGTTAAACATTTTGTATCTCCTTTATATTCGTATAATATCTCATCCGTAGGATTTTGTCAAGTAGCAATCTTATTTTTCAAAAGGGATTTTTATGCAAAATCGGATCGTTTCATTTAAAGATATAAATGATATTGAAAAGATGGCTATCGATTTGGGTGGTAAATTATTATTAAACAATAATGATGGACCGGTTGTTGGGAAGGCAATTTTAGTTGGCGGTACCGTTACAGTCAATACCACTGCCGTTAATCGTGATTCGTATATAATTTTAACTCGTATGTCTAAACGTGGAATTTTGGGTGAGCTGAGCGTGGGCGCAGTTGCTGATAATTCATCTTTTGTGATTGAAAGTGAATCGAATGCCGAGACCTCGACTGTAGTTTGGTTAATTTTGGGTCCAGTAATTTAATAATTAATTGAAGCCAATCGGATAATCTGAACATCGTTCAAAACTGAAGTTGTGTTGATTCCACCAGATATTAATAATACGTCATTATGGAGTGTAAGCGATTGAGCACTTCGTTCGCCTATTAAATTACCATTATCTCTAAAAGCGCCTACAGAACCGTCTGCATTAATTGCGCCGACTTTAATGCTGGCTTGGGGATTGAAACTTGCGTCGGATCCTCCGATAATGATTAAGAATCCACCGAAAGCAATAGTAGTCGGAGCGGTTTCTTGTGAATTAGATCGCGTAAATGGTAGTCCGCTGGTTTTCCAAGGACCTAAGCCAGTTTCATCAGTTAAGTAAGCGGTATATAAAGTTGATCCGTTGACCACAAAAAGAAAATTATTAAAGTAAGCGGTGCAACCCCAAGCCTGTAAGGGAGCTGGTAGATTTCCGACTAAAGTCCAAGGACCAATTGACCCCTCTGCATTCAGCAGCGCCTTATAAATGGTACTTAATGGTCCACCAACGCCTCCGGCGAGTGCTGTTGCGGCTCTGAGAACAACAGGGTCGCTGGCAGTACCGGTGATTACGCCAGTCACTAGTCCCGACGCATTAATATTAGCTTGGATTTGTGCTAAAACTGTGGTATTAGTGCCTGCGGCTGCTGGGGTAACGAGGATTGCAGTTCCTGTTACTACTACCGATCCAGTTCCCGAAGGGGTTGCGTATTGAATTGTAATGGCATTGCCACCCGTTCCAGCGGTTACCGCAGTATAAGTAATGCCACTACCACCAGCGGTGGATTGAACAAACAAAGTTGCGGTGACGGTAGCGTTGGTTCCGCCAACCAGATAAACACTTTTTTGAGTAATGAAGGTATCGGAGTAAGACATTGCCACTGGCAATGCGTTGCCTTGTGTTACCCAAGGGCCAAGTTGGCCATTACCATAGATTCTCGAAATTCTAATTGCATTTGTATTGGTAGGATTAACTGCTCCATCGCTTCCGCCAAAAAGTCCAATCCAGTTACTCCATTGAACCATTTCTGCGCCCATTACTGCGTTTGGCAATGATGGTTGTGAGATCCAAGGGCCAATATCGTCGTTAGAAAATACTTCTGCTGCTTGTACGGTGGTTGCTGGACTGTAGGGGGAGTTAAAGTTAACTCCACCCCCCGCTGTATAGATATAGTTGTTGTAGGCAATGGAACTTTGGTAAAGTACGCCAGTTAGCAGGGAATTGCTTAGTTTTTTTACTCTAGAAGACATGGGAAGGTCCTTTTTAACCTTAATTTAATTAAAAGGTTGTTTTTATAGTGTTCCGACGTAAACATCACTCATTACTGTGTTACTGTTGCGTCCGCCTAATAATATCATTTTGTTGCCTGGAATGAATATTCCGACTTGAATACCGGATAAACATAACCCAAATCCTTCGCGTGGAGCTGCGGTTGACTGACTGGCAGTCAAGATTGTTGAAGTTGTTGCGGTAAAGGCACCGCTTAGCAAAGCGCCAGCGTCAAAGAACTGACCCACGCTGCCGTCTCCATAAATTGCGGCAATTTTTACACTAGAAGTGGTATTGGTTCCGTCATTTCCACCCAAAATAATTAGTTTATTGTCTCTTACTAACAAATATTGGCCAGTTCGACTAAAATTCAGTGTTTGTGATTTCCAGGTGCCGATCATGAAATCGAATGTTGGAGCATAATATAAAGTATTTCCTGATAATACGTACATAAAGTCGTTAGTAAATGCTACGCTATTTTGTGCTATAGCTGGCGTTGGTAGATCCGAAAGGTAATGCCATTTTTCAATAGTTCCGTTGGCATTTAAAATTGCGAAATAGATACTGGTAACGGGATTGCTCGCTTGATTGATTCCGCCAATTATATAAACTCCATTGTTGGCTTGAACTAGGCCAAATTGAGATAATTGAATTGGCATGTATTGAGTGGTCCAACTGCTAATTGTGCCGTCAAAGTTTTGTTGTCCTACTAAGATGGTGTTAGTCCTGGTAGGCGACGCGGTTGCATTACTTCCTCCTAAAATTGCGACATAGTTGCCCCATCCAACCATGCCGCATCCTTGGCGTACCCCAATAAATGAATTAGCTATTTTCCATTGACCAACATCTTGGCCAGCATTTTCTAATCTAGCTACTTTAACGTCTGTGTAGACTGTCGTTGGAGGCGTATTGAGATCTCCTTGTCCGCTGGCTACATATACAAAATTATTATGGAGTAAACTACCGTGTAAATATCTTGCTTCTGGCAATGGATTAGAAGCTAAGCGCCACATGGTAGTTAATATTGGTGGATCTGGATTAAGGAGTGGACCTATCAATTCTCCTGCGGGGATTTCTTCTGGATCACCCAACGGTAACTTTTGATAAAACGTAGCTTGAGTTGGCGTTACCGAATTTTGCCAGAAATCTTCGTCTGGATTAATGGTAAGGCTGATTAGATTACCTGCTGGAATTTCTTCGACATCCCAATTGGGGATTGGTAACTTTTGGTATAAAGTTAATGGTATCGGATTAACCCAACTAACCCAGAAATCTTCATCGGGTTGACCATATAAACTACCAGCAGGTAATTCTTCTGGATCTGGGATCAACGGTAATTTTTGGTATAATCGTGCTTGAATTGGTGCCGTTGGATTGTTCCAAAAGTCTTCATCGGGTTGACCAATTGTTGATACTATTATTTCATCTAAGTCTACTAGTGGAAGTTTTTGATAAAGTGTAGCTTGGACTGAATTAACCCAACTAACCCAGAAATCTTCATCGGGTTGACCATACAAACTACCGGCAGGTAATTCTTCTGGATCACCTAACGGTAACTTTTGGTAAAGTTGTGCCAGAACTGGAGTTACAGGGTTTTTCCAAAAATCCTCATCGGGTTGACCAATTGTTGCTACTATTATTTCATCTAAATCTGCTAGTGGAAGTTTTTGATAAAGTGTAGCTGGTACTGAATTAACCCAACTAACCCAGAAATCTTCATCGGGTTGACCATACAAACTACCGGCAGGTAATTCTTCCGGGTCAGGGATCAACGGTAATTTTTGGTATAAACTTAATGGAACCGGATTAACTGGATTTTGCCAAAAATGTTCATCGGCAATAAAGGCTGAAACTGGAATCTCTTCCGGATCCGGGATCAACGGTAACTTTTGATAAAACGTAGCTTGGACTGGTGCTACAGGGTTTTTCCAAAAGTCTTCATCGGGTTGACCATAAAGGGATCCAGCAGGTATTTCCTCGACATCCCAATTGGGAATGGGTAACTTTTGATAAAATGTAGCTTGAACTGGATTAACTGGATTGTTCCAGAGATCCTCATCAGCGATTGAAATGGATAATGAACCAGCAGGAATTTCTTCCGGATCTGGGATTAACGGTAATTTCTGATAGAATTGAGCTAAGACCGGAACTACGGGGTTTTGCCAAAATTCTTCATCGAAAGTAATAATATATTGAATGTCAGAATCGGCCAATGCAACAATAGCAAAACTGACTGGTAAGACTGGTAGTACAGGATTATTCCAAAAGTCTTCGTCAAAGATGCCTATCGGGGCTACAAAATCGTCATCCGGTGTTGTAAAACGTGTAAAAGTAAATGCTATTTGAGGATTTGGTAACCAAAAATCTTCATCGGGTTGACCAATTGTTGCTACTATTATTTCATCTAAATCTGCTAATGGAAGTGTCCGATAAAATGTAGCTAGGACAGGTGCTACAGGGTTTTTCCAAAAATCCTCATCGGGTTGACCATAAAGGGAACCAGCAGGAATCTCTTCTGGATCACCTAACGGTAACTTTTGATAAAACGTAGCTTGAACTGGATTAACTGGATTGTTCCAGAAATCTTCATCAGGTTGTCCATACAAACTACCAGCAGGGATTTCCTCGACATCCCCCAACGGTAACTTTTGGTAAAGCGTAGTTGGTACCGGATTAACCCAATTATCCCAAAAGTCTTCATCAGGTTGTCCATACAAACTACCAGCGGGTAATTCTTCCGGATCAGGAACTAGTGGTAACTTTTGATAAAACGTAGCTTGGACTGGATTAACCCAATTAACCCAAAAATCCTCATCGGGTTGCCCAATTGTTGCTACTATTATTTCATCTAAATCTGCTAATGGAAGTGTCCGATAAAATGTAGCTAGGACAGGTGCTACGGGGTTTTGCCAGAAATCCTCATCAACAATTGTAGAGGCAGGGAAGATCTCGTCCGGCTGATATTGATATCTTATTGCCATTTAAACTAAAAGATTGAGCGTTAAGTATATTTTTTAGCTAAATAGAGTAGAAATTGAAGTGTCGATTATTGGTCGAAAAACTGACCAAAAATCCTCATCTGGTGGCCCTGCTGCGCGCCACTCGGCGGCCGTGGCCCAGAGACTGGTGGTTTGGGTATTGGTCCACGTCCAATTTTGCAGCGTCATCGTGCTGCCATAGTAGAAGTCTCCAGTTCCTCCAGCATTGTCGAAACTGTCGAAATCCGTCTCATTCGGGTAGGTGATGGAATTGAACAAGGCCCCAGTGGGAGCGGTAAGCGCGGTAAGCGGCCCATGCCCGTCGGCTACCTGGTTGATAATTAGCCCGTTCGGGATGAGTGGCGTGATGTCTGGCATATGCGGCACGCTGCCAGGCACGACAGCCGTGGGAGCCTGGATGACACACCCACCAACGATGTTTGACTCGTGCCCAGTATGGTCTACGAGCGGATTAGTGGTATCTGCGCCGACGATATCATAAACGATGACTGTAGTATTCGCGCCCGCGACGTTGGCAATTGGGAAAGTCAACACATTGGTTGAGCCCGTGATGGGGTTTTTCTTGTAAGCGCAAGCCACCTGACTGGCATTGATGCCAGGGACGGGGAGGGTCCATGTACCATTTAAAGAATCGCTCGGTGCTGTCTGAATCAGCCCAACGTCCTCATAGAGTACCAGCAGATTTCCCGAGCAGGGGAAGGGCTCTGACCAGTTTGCATTCGGGGTAAGCCCCGTGTTGGTGTAGTATTGCTGCCGCAGAATACGGATGCCGGTGGCGGCCGGTGCTGTACCAGCGCTTGCTGCCTTGAGAGAAAACGCGATGGTATTGGCGGCACCGGTTCCCGTCGTTGTCAAGGTTGGAGTGACTGAGCCACCTGGGGCAATTCGCGTTTGTAGTGCGTAAAAGCTCATGTCTTGCGGCGTAGCCGCGCCGCTTGCAAAATCCGCGGCCTCTAACGTAAAGCTGCTCCCCGCCGTCCAGCTAGTGACGATCACATTTCCGGCTGAGCCGATGATGTTGGCATTGTTAAAGCAATAATGGAGGAGCAAGTCTCCCGATGTTGGGCTCAACGCCGGGGCTGAAATGTTGGGCGCTGCTGCGGTATTGCTTTGCGACGTGACTCCTACGGCCGATGAAGTCGCGATGTTCCTCCACTCCATGAACAAAAAGTGGCAGTTATTTTCGGTGGCGGTGAAGGTGATGGTAATCCATTGGACACTGGCAGTGGCCCCAGCTTGAATGTATGCCGTGGTTCGCATCGTGCTCGCATTGGTGGCAGTTACGACTGGAGTTGCGGACCAGGTTTGTACGGTAGTGCCACTTGTGTCTTTCCCAACGATGCTCGCGACGGTGTTGCCATCTGTGTTATCGACAATGAGAACGAGGCAATTCGACGCGAGAGTCTTGTTTGGTAGACGGATGGTGAATGCTGTATCGGTTAAGCCACGGTTTACATCCAGCGCCCCGTAGGCTACGCGCTGAACGAGTGTCGGGTTGAGAGGAGGGACCCAATTATCGTCGCTTGGATCACCCAACGGTAACTTTTGATAAAACGTAGCTTGAACTGGATTAACTGGATTGTTCCAGAAATCTTCATCAGCCTGTAATAGTGGCCGTAGTGCTACAGTAATTCCTTCATTTATCGCCGCGATGCTACCGGTAGTAGTTTGGGCTCCAGTCGCGCCTGGAGTGGTGGTGGGAAAGTCTCCTGCACCTATGGACGCTTTAGTAGCGCCAGTACCAGCACTACCATCTTGACGATGAACGAGAGGGGAAGTGTCTGTAAAAGTATCAAGATTATTGAATCCAAAAAAGCAAACTCCCCATACATTGGGAGTGATTGTGGTCACGCTGGGAGCTGTACCAGTAGCGCTAGAGGCATTAACTTGTCCAGCTCCAGTTACATCCATTGGAATTAGAGTTGCAACTCCTATATAACCAAGAGTGAATCCTATTATTCTAGTCTGACCAGTTACTGTCCAGGCAGTAAAAGATGCTGATCCGAGGCCCCAATATACGGCGGTGCCATCTACGGTTGAATTGTCAGTTCGATTAGCGAGAGTCCATCCGGTGGGCGCAGTGATAGTAACGCCGGTACCACCCAGATAATGAAATCCAGCTAAAACGACATCCGTATTAGTGGTACTAGCGGGTGCGGTTAGAGTTATATTGCCAGTTGCATTGTTAACGACTGTACCAGCAGCTCGAAAGGAAATAGCCATTTAAATTAAAGATTGGGTATAAAAAACAAAAACCCCATGCCATATTGAAACGGCATGGGGTTTTTATGAAGGAAGGTTTAATTAATATTATTCTTGGTGTTCGATTGTTGCATCAAAACTGATTGATGCTCCACCAGATCCGGAAGTCATGTCTAAGTTTCCGTTTACGCCTCCGGCTGGTGCCAGGTAAATCATTGAGTCTGGGTTTGGAGCTACCCATCCGCCTGGACCTGCGCGGCCACAACCTGTCATAAGCTGCAAAGTTGGACCACCGGTTCCTTGAGTAATCACTGAAGCATCAGTAGCAAAGTTAGCGACCGCAGCGATAGAAGACGCTGGGGCACCTGGGTCACGTGCTCGAACGCCCCCAGCAGTTCCGACAGAAGAAGCAGTAGTACTCCAACGGATCAACCTTACCGAAAGACCGGAAATAGATGTTGCTGCTGAATCTCGTCCCTGTAAATAAAGGGCTTGGATTGAAACAGCTCTACCGGCTGCGGTTAAGAAACGTAAGTGCGATACTGAGGTATTGGGGGTAGCATTACTAACAAACGAAGCGCCCGTTGCAGTACCAGATTCTAGACTTGCTTTAACATCATAATAAACAAACATAATTATTGCTCCTTAAAAATCTTTTGATAACTTAGTTAAAATATTGTGTTCGTCCTTTAAAGCCTCATCTAATTCTTGATTAGTTAATTGACGACCATATAATTCCATTTGTTCTGCTTTAAGCTTTTCCCAAAAAATTTCATTTGAAACCGCCATCTTTCCGGCGATTGTACCGAATTTTTCAACACATCCGTTGTCACACAAATAAAAGGCTCGTTTTGCTTCCGGAACATCTGGAACGAATCCTCCGTCAGCGCCGCAATTTGCACAAAAAATAGGAACCCAAAAACATCCCATTGGACCAGGCTTGCCACCTCGGATGATTTTTGGGAGACTGGTAGGTAAAAGATCTATATTCATAAAATTAACAATAAGATTATGTTTATACTTTAAGGTTGAGTTTCATATTAAGATTTGGTATAATTTGATTATGAATGCAATTACCTTCGATGATGTCCTTTTGGTTCCCCAATATTCTGATATAGAACACCGATCTGATGTGGATTTATCCAATCAATTGGGTAAGTATAAGTTTAAAATACCGATAATTTCAGCTAATATGGATACTATTACTGAAGTTAAAATGGTCAAGGCTATGTACCAAATGGGCGGATTGGGGATTTTGCATCGATATGCCGATGTAGAACAAATTCAAGACTGGATTAAGGAACTGAAGTCGTGCGATATAAGTCCAATTATTCCCTCTATTGGCGCTGGATCTTTGCAGGCAGGTCGTGCTTTGGTGTTTCAATCAGACGGTATACATGCCGTATGTATTGACATTGCCCACGGTCACAGCAAAATGATGATTGATACTATTAAAGAGCTTAGGGATTGGGGATTTAAGTTGCCGATTATTGCTGGAAATGTGTCGACCTTTCGGGGCGCATTGGATTTAGTTAAAGCTGGAGCTAATGCGATTAAAGTGGGAATCGGCCCTGGGTCGCTCTGTACTACTCGGGTGGTTACCGGGTGTGGAGTTCCGCAACTTACTGCCATTAGTGATTGTGCAAAAATTAAAAGAGATTATGATGTTAGAATTATTGCTGATGGAGGTATACGCAATTCCGGGGATATTGTGAAAGCGCTAGCCTTCGGCGCGGATTTTGTAATGATTGGTGGACTTTTGGCTGGGACTGATGAAACTCCAGGAGAGATAATAAAAACTGCGGATATGTCCAAAAGAGATTCTTATATCAGTCCTTATAAGCTGTATTGTGGAATGGCTAGTTCTCAAGCTCGCAGGAAGATAGATCCGAATTTAGCTTCTAGTTATGTTCCAGAAGGGGTTAGTGTTGCTGTAGTACCCAAAGATAGCGCTACGGGAGTAATTGAACAACTTGTTGGTGGAATTCGTTCTGGATTAAGTTATTGTGGCGCTCGAAATATACAACAATTGCAATTTAAACATGAATATATAGAAGTTACAAACAATGCTGTAATTGAAGGAACGGCTCACTATAAGTTATAGGAGAAAATATGGGATTACCAATACTTTTATTAGTAGGACCAGCGGGAAGTGGAAAAGATACGATAGCTGATTATTTAGTTAAAAGTGTGGGAGCCACAAAGTTAGCTCTAGCTGATCCAATCAAACGTTTAGCTAAAGAGTTATTTCATCTTAAAGATGAACAATTATGGGGTCCAGATAAAGAAAATGAAATAAAATACACTTACGATTTAGAAAGATTACTTCACGATGTTGACACGATACATTTAGATGGGCATTCTTTAAGCGATCATCAACGATTATTATTGAAAAAGGCTGTCAGGAAAATTGTAGATTATCGTCCATTTACACCTAGAAAAGTTATTCAAACGCTAGGCACTGATTGGGGACGTCGAGTTGATTTTGATTTTTGGACTAATAAGGCTTTGCATGTAATTAAATGTTTGATGTTTGATTTAACTAAATCCTATGCTCCAGAGAAAGGATTGTATCATGAACCCAGAAAAAGTATTCCGCCATTATTTATTATAAGTGATGGCAGACTTATTATGGAAATTGTTAAGATAAAAGAGCATGGTGGACAAGTTTGGAAAATTATCAGTAACAATGTTAAGAAAGTTGGGCTTACGAATCATGTGACTGAGACTGAAATGGAAATGATACCGGACACTTATTTTGATTATTTTATGTATAATCATAACGGTCGTTTTGAATATTTAACTAAAGAAATTGATGAACAATTTAAGATAATGCTTGGTCCACATTAAGAAGACTATCACCTTAATCTTACAGTATTATGGAAGAACTAGATCCTTTTTATTTGCTAAACATTCAGGCTGACCATGTTAAAGCTGAGTTGGACAACATGTTAGTTCAAAAGAAGATTACTGAAGATGACTATAATATGAATATAACATCTTTAGCTTATGAATATGCTATTAATGGTTTTATGGATGATTGTTTGATTATGTTGTTGAATGTTAGATCTAACTATTTCAATAATGCGGCTATATCTAAATTCAAGGAAGACGACATTTTTTTTAATAAATGCCAAATTATGTTTGAACTTTTAGCTTATGTCGGGAAGGTTCCGTATGACATAATGACAACCCAGAAGGAAGCTCAAGCGTAATGCATTTTCACGATTGCCTATATTATGGTTGCGATCCCAAACAGGAAACTGTTTGGGATCCGATGGTACCTTCAGCCGTCGATCGTGTTATTGACGAGTCTGATGGTAAAACGTACCACATTATGACGGACGTGTATTTTTTTGACAATTTAGATTATCCTAAAGTATTGTTAAATTATGAGAATCCAATTAAGGTATTTTCTGAAGGTAAGCTAATTGGTTGGGCTAATGTAAATCTAGGCCATGATCGTTTAGTAGCCGACATATTTATTGATTACGCTACTCCAGAACGATTAGATCTTGAAAATCATTCTTTTGCTTTATATCCTCATTTAATGTATGTTTTTCATGATACAGTTGTAGAAGACGGTAGCATTTGGAAAATGAATATTTATAACATTATCTTAAGTTTACACCCTACTGAAGATAAGAGAATTATCCCTTTATAATCTAAAAGTATCAATCTTAAGCTTTAGGAGATTATCATGTTACTCTCTGCTAGAGCTTTGATCAACGTCGCAGACGTAAACACTTATGATTATAGTACACAGGTAACGTTTATCCAGGGTGACCAGCTTACTGTATATTTTCAGATTATAGATCTTTTAAAAGATCGCACTAGTCAAGGCTTTCCATTTGCAGGTCGCCGCAGAATTCCTGCTTCTGGTGCGACATTAACTGTTACAATCCCCAATATTGTGACTGCCCCCACTTCTCTTGTTATAACCAAGGTAGCAGTACAGCCATTTCCGGGGGATTTGAGTATTTGGAGTTTTAATGTTCTTCCGACTGATAATTTGCTTGGACCATCTTCTATTCAATTTGTATTGAGTGAGTCGGGAGTTAATACTAATGGTTATGTAACTAACTTCTTATCAGTGGTGCCTAAGACACCTAGTTTTAGTTAAATTAGAGGTAAATTTTGGCCGATTTTTCCCAATCGAAACCAGCCGTTGGCTCCCCGTTCCCGGATTATGCGGTAGATTCGCAAATTTGGGATCGAGCTGAACCATTAATTACTCCAGATCTGCTTCGCAGGAGATTTTTATTTGGGGTACCGTTATATTCTTTTTTGCCAGATCCTGTAACGAATAAAAGAGATACGATTACTAATGATGATTTGATGGATCATATTAATCGTGCAGTGGCTACAATTGAGTTAGAAAGTGGTATCACGATAATCCCCTTGCAATACGATGAAAAATATCCATTTGATCGCAATTGGTGGGAATCGCAAGGATATATCAAAGTTCGAAATAGACCAATAGCGTCTGTTGAAAAAGTCGCCTTTACTCCTGCTACTGGAAATGATATTCTAGTACTAACTCCTGACTGGATTGAAACAGCAAATTTCAATAAAGGTCAAATAAATATTATCCCATTGGTGCCAGCATCAAGCAGTGGATTGGTGCAAGCGACCATTGGAACAGGTGGTGCGGCATTTATTACTATTTTCTATGGAAAACATTGGATACCGGCCTTGATTCGCGTAATGTATACATGTGGATTTAAAACAAGTGACATACCTCGTGCTTTGAATGAAGTAATTGGCATTCAGGCGTCCATGGACGTATTATCGATGTTAGCGGCGACACATAGAGTACAAGGCTATAGTCTAAATATTGATGGTGGTGGGCAATCGGTTACAACGCCGGGTCCGTTGATTTTTCAGCTTCGCTTAGCTGAGTTAGAAAAAGCTAAACATAAGTTGATGAAACGTTTGCGTGTCCATTATGGCTTGGAATTTCACTCTGATTGGGTGTAAAATGGATCCAGATTTAAACCCAGAATTGGTTCCGATAGCACAGTTAGAAGCTGGGGGTATACCTGAAAAAAGTATCAATATACTTGGATTAAAGTCCGACGTGGCTTTTGAGGAATACCGAAATTCGCCACATTTGAGACGATTATTTCCAGATTTGTTAGAACAGCATAAATTCAATGATGTGTTTGAGCATGATCCGCAATTTTATGCAATATTGGCCGCTTCATATTGGAATAGATTAAAGAAATTGACTGGCTCCACCGAATATGCTGCTTATGCTTGGCATTATGGATTGCCAGCCATCTATACTTCGGATGAAAACAAAATATTTGGCGATCCTTATGTCCAAAGCTATATACGTATAGTTAAAGGACAAAAGAAAATGGCTAAATCTGAAAATCTACATGTTTGGGTTGAATCGATGAAATCAAAAAAGACTCATTTTGAGCATTATTCACATTTACCTGACTTAACTGAGTTAAAACCAGAGTATCAAGGTACGGGCTTATATAAGGGTGGTGAACGTGCTCGTCCTAACCGTCCGCCTAGAGTATATGTATACGAAGTAGTCAATAATATTGTAGGTTGTGTAGTCAATACGGGAGACTACAAGTATTTAGTGGACATCCCAAAGGATCTAAAATTGTATAATATGGTCAAGGATCCTATGGGATTATTGGATTTAGATGTTAAAAAGTCTGAAGATGGAATTTTGATTACTGCTCCAGACTTAGATGAAGTAGAAAATATTTTAATCAAGTTGGGTTATGGCGGGTATATCCAACCTAATGATATTTATTCTAAAAACGTGGTGCTTTTTAGGCGAGTGTCATGTAAGCGAGCGTGAAATGCCCCCATTTAAGATAGCCCAGGCGGCATTTAAAGATAAAGCCGGTAAAATTTTTCCAACTGGACCGTTTCACGACATTCTTGCTTTGCCAGAAAATACAGATATTGCCGATGAAGGTTTTGTAGATCATGTTGGCAAGTATTATTCTCGCAAGGAAGCTACGCAAATGATGGGAACTGGACATCAGGTCCAATCTCAAGAGTTGCATTTGCCTGGTCAACAATCACACCAGTACAGCTTTTCTCCTCCCCAAACCGTTGATGATAAAATCATGGAAACCAGGGCTCATTATAACAATGAGCCGATAGGTCATTTGAGATATTACGCAAAGCCTGTTTCAGAGCCCGGCCATCCTCATGAAGGATATCATCGTATTGCTGGAGCGGAAATCAATCCAATGCATCGCGGCAAAGGTGTATATGGTAAATTGCTTCAGCACGTTGCTGGATATTTAAAAACCAGAGGATCCAAGGGATTGGTGTCAGTTGGCGTAGGACGTACCGATGCAGCAGGTAGGGCTTGGAGTAAATTGTCTGGTCGAACTAGCTTTAAACAATTGGGCGGCGTGGGCAGTCAGCCAGATTTTATGCTTAATGAGCAAGAATTGAATAAAGTAATGCCAACTCCTAAATTTCCTAAACTCGGTATGCCAGAAGATAGAAGAGAAACTCCTATGGTTGGTCCAGGGGGAGCTAAAGTTAAAACTAAATTAATAAATTACGCTACAGGTGGTAATGTCCAAGATCGTCCAAGACATGGATTGACGTTAGTCGGGGGGAATACACATTCGTCATTTGCTACACGATTACCCAGCAAATTACATGAAGATACACATCAAATGTTTAATCGTGTTCAAGAGAAGTATGGTCATGATGGACGAAAAATGTTGATGATGAATCTTTGGTTTCATGTACCGGATGAATCTAGACAAGCAATGAAACAATACGTTGGCCATCAATATAATGGTAAGCAGCCACCGCCCCTCATTTGGCACGAGGAGCATCTTGCTCATTTAATTGGATATTTGAACACTCCTGAGGCAAGAAAAAAATTCCATCAAAAGAATTTACATTTTGAAGATGTAAATAACAACATATTGAATCAACAAGGTATTGATTTTCAGAGTAAAATGAAGACTGGATATCATGCAATCAGACGGGCCGCACAGATGGCTACGCCGGATTGGACTAAAGGGGCCGTAAAGGGTCCTAGTCAAGTATTAAAACATGAAGAATGGTATCCAACATTATCTGAGGAGTTGGTGGCTACTCAGATGTTAGGCCAAATGCACGCTGAATCTCCGGAATTTAAAGCGGCTAAGTTTTTAGCAAATCAATATCAGCCTACCGAAGACGAAATAGCCATTGCTTGGGTTGAGTGGGAGGGCGATCCAATTGCCGCTGCACTACATGCTCATAAATTACCTGTAACGCAAGCTAATGTAAAAGCATTGAAAGATATAATACGTTTACAGGAATTAGATGAGCCATCATTCTCTAAAGCTGAACTCGAAGTGGCTGCTATTCCAAGATTAGTTAAGCCTTTCGATAAACGCTCTGAAGGCATGGCTGTAATTATTCAAAATGCTTTCAAGGCAAGGTTAGTAGTGCCAATCAAACTTGGTGGCAAGCATACTAGTGGTGCGGCGTTGGCTAAAGATCCTCATACTGATAAATTGTGGTTATTAAAACCTGGATCTGGCAAGTTAAGCCCATCTTTAGGAATTAGAGAACAGAATGTTTCACAATCACGTCGTGAAGTAGCTTTCAATGTTTGTGGCTCACTGATGGGGTTAAAGAGATATTTGCCTCACGCATATTTACTATTGTTAGATAGTAATGAAGTAGCTTGTTTGGAATTTATTTCATCTAAGTTTGAAACCTTAGATAAAATGATTCGTTCAACTAAAATTGATCCAATTTACATATTTCAACCCTATGTAGAATCTGGAACGATTTTTAAGTGGTCTACTCTAGATTATTTACTTGGAATGCCAGATCGCCATAAGTCCAATATCATGATAAATAAAGAACATGATGTTAAATTGATTGATGCTGGTACAACGTTTGCGGGATACAGTTTTAATCCTGGCAAGGATCCTAAAAGTTTTATCCCCTCTTATTTGAGATCGTTTACAAAACGTAAATTTAATGTATTAACTCCAGAAGAACGTTATGGGTATTTGCCATTTAGCACTAAATATGTGTCAGATTTGCTCAAGTATTGGATTGACGGTCTGCCAGATGGTCAAATTGTCAGAGTATTGAATCAATATGGCATCGACCCTGGTCCATTTTTGAAAAGACTCGAAGATATCCGTAATTATCCTGGGTCAAAAATAGAGTTTTTGAATAAATTCTATTCTACATTACTTGATAAGGAGAAAGAACAACTGGCGAATGCATAATTTCAATCTTTTAAGTAATTGAAGGATTGAAATATGATGAAAATCGGGCTCGAACAGATCAAAAGTGGCTCTAAGAAACGTATTGGGTACTTAAAAGGTATCCCAGTTTATGAATTGGCAACAAAAGGTGGGCTAAACTTAGTATTAATGTCGAAAAATTCGGTTCCGTTGGTACTTGGTTTGGCCCCCCATCGTGCAATTGCTCGACATATTGCTCAACGTGACTATAAAGACTTAATTTTGGATGAATTAAGTAAGTCTGAAGAATTGCCATATGATTCTTATGCTCATTTAGTCGATTTTTGGGCTGAAACCACCCAAAAGGTCAATCAAGAGATTATTGAAGGATAAATATGGCCATTCCACAACGCGGTGGATTAAAAATCGATTTCCCCTTTACTCCACTTAATTTTAATACTGCTGCGTTTAACGAATTCTTGCAATCGCAAGGATTGACCTTAATTCATTATAAGTCTGTTCAATGCCCAATTGGCATGGTAGATCGCAATGACACTAGAGCACCACATTTTGACCACGCGAATTGTTCTAATGGTTATCTTTATGAGTTAGCTGGGGAAGTGACGGCTTATATAAACAATAATGTTGCTGTATCGTCTATTGATGACTCTGGTTTATATGACGGATCGATAGTTCAAGCTACTTTTCCCCAATCCTATGATGATAATCCAGATAAACCAGTTAGTATATTAACTTACGATCGTTTCTTTTTCAAGGATTTTACTGCCACTGTTCCGAATACTCAAAAGTTTGAAGCTCATATTACTGGAGTGGATAAGATGACTTTCCCGATTGATTCGGTAGAAAGCGTGTGGGATGCGAATGGCAAAAAGTATAGTCAAGCCGATTATATGGTTTGGCAGGGCCAATTGAAATGGACTGGTTCCAATCGGCCTGGATACGACGCTAATTTGAATAAAGGTATAATTTGTTCTATACGGTATAATTATCGTCCTTATTTTTATTGTGGCAGACTAATCCATGAAATTAGAATAGCACAAACCGATGACTTTATTACTGGTGAACGTAAAAACGTCCGTTTGCCTTATGCCGCGTTGTTGCTTCGAGAATACCATTTCTTGAAGGAAGAAATTGATACTTCTGGGTTGGTCGATCAACGCAAAGCTTTGGCCAGTGGACGAGATGGGATGTTTTCTCCTAGATAATGGATTTTTTAACCGAAATACTTGGCCCGCATGGCGTTGAGGCTTTGAATAAGGCAGCAGAGAAAATGCCTGCCTTGAGATCGGTTATTGTGCCTCGGGCGATTATCGCTTGGTTATCTACGATGTCCAATCATGGTTTCCAGGGATCTTTGCCTGGTACTGAATCCTATATTGCGTTAGTGAAAACTGAAAATGATGATTTTACTGGTGCAGTAACTATTGGCGATAAATTATATGAATTTAATAATTCCAATTTATTACATGTGGCAGCATCGGTAGGCGTAGCTTTAGGGATTGATTCAACACCAATTAGTGAACAACTTAAGAAAACTGATTTAATTAAATTAGGCAAAAGTATTGATTCTTTGGTTAAATCCAATATTATCAAGAAGGCTAGAGTAGAGCTTGATAAAAGAGCAATTCGTGGCACTTTAGGGGTAACTAAACATGAGGCCAATAAAGAATGTGATGAGTGCGGATTGCCATTTTTCAAGAATGACCAGTTTGTGGGTTGTCTGTGTATAGGTGAATTATCTAAAAATATCAAGACTAATGTAGTTGAGGATGGTTATATATTAGATTTATCTAAAGTGGATGAAGATACTCTAGGATTAATCACTGAGGCTTTGAAGTAATGGAAAAATGGCTTGATCGTTATCAAATTATCAAATCGCACGATCGGTACGATTTGGAGCGTAGTGCGGCTGTATTTGAAAAGGGAGAGGGATTGGATAGGGAGGCATCAGAAAAGGCCGCATATGCCAAATATAAGCGTTTAAACCATGCTAAAGGGGCTGCTTATCACTTAGTCGGCATCACTCAAAGTAAAGCACATGGTAAAATGAAAGAAGCTCAAAAGCATTATTTACTGTATGTTTTACACATGGGAGCCTTAGGACTTAACCACCTGAATCCGGTTCCGGCAGAAATTGCTGCGCAAAAACCGGATGAGGACTTAGATCTCAATACTACTGCCCATGATTCAGATGAGTTTATACCAGCACAACGATCAACTCAATAACTCGCTCTATTTGAATTGATAGATCTTCAATTAAAAATACTTCTGTTTCAGACCATTGAGATTTGTTCGTAATATTCTTTAAATCGTTAGATATTTTGGTTAGCCTATCTCTGGTAAGATGCATTAACGTGTTGAATTGTTGATCTGACATAATATTATAAGATTGTAGCTTAAAGTGCCGAAAATAGCAACCTTTTTTAATCATGGAACAACAGAATGCTTATATCTTTATCGTTCCTGGCGATTTAGACAAAACATTATATTATGCAATTAGTCAGGATAATGCTGGAGAATTAAGAAGTGTTTCGCAGCCCCTTGAACAGGCTTTTTGTGACTTAAAGAATTGGGCTGGCCAAGTCACCGGTAATGTAGTGTTGGGTTTTGGCAATGTCTTAGGTTTAGAAATTCCGATCGATCGGGTGAGCGAGGTTTCAGACGTAGTTGATAAGTACAAGAGAACCAGTGGGGTTGACTTTTGGGTGGGGGTGGGCACGACTCCATTGGAAGCTCAAAAAGCGTTAGATAAGGCTGGTCCAGAGCATAAGTTGGTAGTTTATTCTGATGATGATTCCGAATCCTCATTTGAGTGGGATGAAGTGGAAAAAGCGGAAGTGGGCGAACCTAAGTATAATTTAGATTTCCCTAACCTTGAATTAGAAGGTGATCCACAAAAGCCAACAATGATAAGTTCTAAGATGCCAAATCAGGTATCATACAAGGATCGTCCAGCTCAAGGCGAATTGCATCATCTGGAGCATGGCCAAGTCAAAGCTAAACAAGATATCAAAATGCCAATTCCACCAAGGCAAAAGATTATTGAGGCTTTGATGCAAATCAAACAACATGCTCCTAATATCGCCCGACTAAAAGAACTCAATCCTAAGAGCTATGATGCGATTAAAAAGCTAATCGATGCGATGATTTTATTGGCCGAAGGCCATGCCAGGGATAAAGAAGACTAATGGCGAGCATTCTTGAGCTACACCTGGATATTTCCGATATCCTAACGCAATTTGAGCAATTTGAAAAGGCTCAAGAAATAATTGAGCGCGAGATCCATGGTTTAGCTGAAGCGACTCACACTCATATCTTAGAGGAAGCACAGCATAAGCTCCATAGCTCTAGACAGCTTTTTATTGATAACTTGTTGCCTCCTAAAAAATTAGATGAACCAATCTGGTGGGAGATTGAATTGTTGAAAAAAGCGGTATGGGTTGACAATGGCATTCCGTCTGGTTTTGACATGTTGCCAGGATTTTTGCGTAGTCCTAAGGCTAAGGGAAGTGGCGATGGTAAATATTTAGTGATTCCATTTAAACACAATAAACCGCCATCGGCTCAAACCCCTAAACAGAAAATTTTAAGTGATACCATTAGAGCTGAGTTGAAAAGACAATCCAAGATTTCCGGGGGTAAAATTGCTAGTTATGGCAAACTTCAGAAGAATTATGATGGTACTAATAAACTAGGCTTGGTAGGACGTTTAAATTTGAATAAACCAGCAGACATGCGTGGTCCTACGGGTCGTCCATATTTGTGGGGTATCAATATTTACCAGAAAGAAGTAATGGACAAAAAGGGAGCTTTGTTTGTTCAAAAAGATATCATGACATTTCGCACAGCTTCTGCAAAGCAGTCAGGCCAGCTATGGATTCATCCAGGAGTAGAGGGCAAAGGGTTGCTTGATGACGGTTTAGACTTCGCTGCACGGGAATGGCATAATTCGGTTAAGCCGTCAATACTCAAAGAACTTGGACTAGGTTAATTTTTGAGATTTTAGTACCAAGTTGATCGCGTTGGATAGTGCGTTGGTTATGTCTTTGGCTGAAATTTGATTTTTAGGATAACCATCGACGAATTTTTTAGCTTCCGTATCAATAAATCCTAGTACTTTTAGAGAAGTTGCCTTGATCCAGCTATTTTTAGCTCGTTCAACGGCATCTTTGTCTTTAATTTCTTTTTTATGTGTTTCTATTAGTTGATGTAGAAATGTGCCTAGCTGGTTGGGAGTGTAAAGCGAAACGAGCTTATCGTATTCCATAAACATAAAAACATTAACCTTTATAACAATTAGATTATGTTTTTAGGGATACACTTCCAGTGATAATTTCGCCATCAACTTATGGTATCGCTCCATCTGATTTAATTATCAAAAGTGGCATTGAAGCGGCTATTGCTGACATTCAAGGTAATTCATTTTTATTGGATTATGTGCTGCAATGGCTATTGAATGATGATTTGACGACTAATGCTTACGGAAAATCTGAATTCGATCGAGCTAAAAAGTGGCTTTTAAATACCAACATCAATGTTAGCATGAATTATCGAACTGATGACGTTCGATATCCTCAAATTGCCATAGTTTTACAATCGTCGGTGGAACAATCTCCTACTTTAGGTGATGTTAACTATGATGTTCAAGAAAAAATCCCGATAACTGACATTACCATTAATCCGCAGCCGATTGTCGGTCCATTTACTCCTGTTTCATTTGTATCAAGTACCGGTATTGTCACTTTACCTTCTAGCGTGACTACCAGCGGTATCTTTAAAAACCAGATTTTACTCGATCAAACCACCAATACCGGATATCCAATTACAGATGTGTACGATGCGACTAACCAGATCGTTATTGCACCTAATGTAACGGCTAATTTCAGCAATGCAGTAATTGCTCCTATCGAGAACTTTTACATAGTGACCTTGGAAGGCATTTGGATGAAGCAAACATTTGCTTTGAAGATTTTTGCTGAAAATGATGCTATTTATGCCCTTTATTTGGAACAATTATTGTTATTTATTCTCTTAAGGTATAAACAGCAATTATTTGAAGGTCGTGGTTTTGAAAACATGACCGTATCGTCTGGACCACTGTATTTTGCTGAACGAAACAAGGGGCAGCCTAATCCTGATGTTTTGTGGGCTCGTGACGTGACAATAACTGGCATGGTGCGCCATTATTGGCCTAAGTTGATTTCGCAGGAAGTGCAGGGTATCGGATTGCAAGTGAAGATAATCGGAGGTACAGCGACTCCTGCCAATTTGTTAACACAACAGGAATTGGCTGGCTGGATTATGTCAGCTGATCCCATTGGTACAATTATTTAATTAATACTAATCTTTCTAGGTAGTTTCGTTTAGGAGATAAACATGCCGGACTCAACCAAGCCCAAGGACGCCAGAGAAGTAGTTAAAGCGTTGGGTACTGCACTTCGAGAGGATCTCGAAAAACGAAAGAAATTACTTAAAAATGAAAAGTTTACCCCCCAAGAAGCTGCTTTGGCCGTGAAACAGGCGGTTCGTGACCGTATTACAGATTATCTTGAAAAATTAGTTGAATTGCAAAAGAAAGAAGGCGAAGGCTCTGACCTTTCTAAGGTTACTCCACCCGATGTTGATGAAAAATTGATACACAAACTAAAGGATCAGTATGGCCATGACAAAGAAGGCAAAGCAAAAGCGTATGCAACGGCGTGGAAAATCAGCAACCAAAAAGGAACCAAAAAAAATGAAGATATATCTAAGTCTGCTTTGGGAGATGTTTTTAAAGCTAGTACAGACCATTTTGTCGAAAATCCGGCCACAAAAGTAAAGCCCCATGAAGGGGTTGGAGATAAGCATCCGATTCCCGCTGAAACTAAGAAAGCGGAACAACGTTTACTCCCAAGTGCGGCTCATGGCGGTGACCCACATGATAGTATTACCCACTATTCAAAACAAGGCGTCAATCCACCTAATCCTGGAGCCCCTAGTTCTGAACACGGCGTGGGGGGACTTAAAGGGGTACCAGCTACTCCATCTGAAGCAGGCGAAGCGGGTAAAGATCTAGCTCAACGATTTCGATCAGTTAAATCTAATTTGCCTCGTCCGGGTATTATCCGTAAGGCTATTTTCGGTCTTCCGGGTAAGACTCAATCCAATGCTCAATTAGCTCGTGAGCAAGGTCCGCGTACCGTATTTCAGATTTTGGGCAAACAGGCTCTCGATATAAATAAGGGCACTGCCGATGAACTCAAAGAACGTGATTCTCAGGTAAAAGGATCTGTTCTAACGGGCGATAAACCAATCCAGAAAATTGAAATCAAGAAAACTGGATCGGGTGGGCCAATCAAGCCAGAAGTTTCGATCAAAAAGCCTAAAAATTACAAAGAAGGCAAGGATCATTTCGAGAAAGAAGAAGTTAAAGCAACTGATCCCGCTGGTAACCATGGTTCTGGCGGTGAGGTTAGACCTGAAAGAAAAGCAAAGTTATCAAATTATAAAGAAGATGGATATGTTTACGCCAAAGGGGAAGAAGGTTGCGATAAGGGTAAGGAATTAGATTTACATCCAAGTGGATCAGGCAGGGCCATCCCACTTAAAAACGATACACCGACCGGCTCAGCTTTGAAACCCGAAAAAGATACAAATGTAAAGAAATGGGCTGAAACTGACTCTAAGGCTCGTGAATCAATGGCTGGTGATATCAATAAAGTTCCTTACGAACAAAATAAAAAAGCTGAAGAAAAATCAGATAAGGGCAAAAAGCTAGATTTACATCCAAGCGGATCGGGTCGTGCCATCCCATTGAAAAACGATACGCCATCTGGATCGGCTCTTAAACCTGAAAAAGGTAAAATAGCTAAGGGGGCGATGTCAATGAATCCAGCACCAGCGACCTTTGCTCAGCCTTCTATGACTAAAACTCCGGCGATGCCAGCATTGTCTCAGACCGGTCAATCTAAAAATATGAAAATGCCTGGGGCACAACAATCGATGAAAATGCCATCGCAAAATGCTCAGTACAAAGAATTCATGCCCCGAGGTAAATGGAACAAGTCTGAATTAGCTAAGGATATGTCAAAAATCGATTCTTATTACACTAAGAAGAATGGTAATGGAACGCCGCCATTGGCTATGAGTGAAAAGGATAAACCCTAATCTTTATCTAAGGATTATTTAGGAGAAGTTCATGCCGCAACAAGTAACTACCGCATCATTTACTACAGCGGTTCCTGGAGCTTACGTTGATCTCCAGGTTGCAAAGGCCAATGCTGGATTTTCTACTACTGGCGTATTGATGCTTGTGGGGGAAGCAAATCAAGGGCCAGATTATACGCTTGAAGCAGATATTACCACCAATTCATTTGGACCAGATGGTCTGACGGCGGTTGTCGCCAAGTACAAGAGTGGACCGATTGTAGATGCGTTTAGGATTGCCGCTTCGGCTTCATCGGATCCAAGTATTCAGGGTGGACCTAATAGAATTTTTGTTGCTAAAACCAATGTTTCAGTCAAGGCGACTACCGCTTTGGTTCGTCAAGGGCTGACTGCTTATGCTACCATTGCTGACAGAAGTTTTGGCGATCTTGGAAATTTAATCAATACAACCGTAAGTGCTTTTACATCAGAAGTTGCTCCAACGACCGGCGCTTTCACTTTAATCCCTTCTCCTACCGCAGCTACTTTAGCATTTAGGGTCAATGGTCAAGCTCAACAGTCTATTTCGGTGGCCGCCTTTACTTCTCCTGCTGCTTTAGTTGGATCTGTAACTTCTGCATCCAACACGACATTAAATAGCTCGGTGTTAGCTGGACTAAATACATTAAATGCAACCGGTGGAGTTAACCGTAACGTAATTACTGGTTTTGGTGGCGGCAATACTTTGGCAGTGGCTGCTACTGGCGCATCGGTTGTGATTACATTGGGTACGGGTACTTTGACTGCTTGGGCTACAATTCCGGTTGTAGGCGATACGCTTTTGATTCCAGCCAGTGGTGAATATGGTGCTGGGGCTAACTCGGTAATAGTGGGTACGTCTACTGTTAATGCTGGTGCGTACGTAGTTACGGGTGCAACTACAACGACTGTTACGGCCACTAAGCTTCGTCACTATCTTACTGGCGCTTTGGTTAACCCGGTTAACGTAGCGGCAGTTGTTATCGTTTCGGTTACTAATGATTTACAGGTTTATTCTCCAATTATCGTTAATAATGCCAGCGGAACCAATCGTTCATTGGTGACGGCTGGTTTGGTTGGCCAGACTATTACTGGTACTGCTACTGGATCAACTTTAGTTTTGACGCTTGGGACTGGCAACAACTGGCCTGCGGTCCCACAAGCTGGCGATTTATTGTTAATGCCTTCAACCGCTCCGGCTGGTTTTACTCCAGCTACCAACGGTGGATGGTATTCAGTGGTTTCAGCTACAACTGGTTTAACTGCCGGTGCAAGCACGGTCACTTTGACTCGTTTGAGTAACGGTCTTCCAGCAAGTTTTGGTGCTACCGTATTGGTTGCTACAACCGACTTGCAGTTGTTTCGTCCAGCGATCGACGGCGCAGGCAAGGCGCTTGAAATTTATGATGGCGGTGGCGTTGAGAATATCAGTTTGCAGCTTTATACTACTGCTGGTGTTTTTGTAACATTTTTGTCTACTTCAACTGTTCCTAACTTATTAACCAGCACTACCGAATATAGTGTTCAATTGACCAACAACCGTTCTTTTGATAATATTGCGGAAGTTGTTACGGCTGGTGGCGATATTGTTTTATCATTGGGATACAATGGCGGTGGCGCAAGTGGCGTTAGCGGAACAGCCAATATTGCCAACGTCAATGGTATTCCGACTTTAACCACAACCGTAGTTGGAGGTAATGGTTCTAATTTAACCGTCAATTTGGCTCGTTACAAGACAATTAACGATTTGGTTACATTCTTGAGTACTCAGACTGGGTACACCTGTGTTGTGAGCAGCACATTGTTTGGCCAACAGTTGACTACATATTTTGATAACGTTGGCAATACTCAGACGGTATTGGATCGCGTTACTTTGAACATCGCTTCGCAGTTAGGAGCTTCTCCTGGTCGTTGGAAGCGGGATGCCTGGAGATTATTTCAAAGATTGTCTACTAGCGTTATTTCGATGCTTAATCCGACTAACGTGACATTGGGTCCCCCAGTGATCACCGCTGCCGCAGCGGGATTGCCTGACGTTCAGTCAATTACATTTTATTCTGGTGGAGCCAAGGGCGGTACTTCTAACGCTCAAGTGACCGGCGCTTTGTTGGCTTTAGAAAAGGTCAAGGGTAATTTTTTGATTCCATTGTTTTCTCAAGACTCTACAACTGATATTACATTTGCATTTACCGACCCTAGTTCGACTTACACTATTGATGCAATTAATGCTGCGTGCAAGACTCATGTGTTGGCACTTTCTCAAATTAAGCGCCGCCGTAATCGTCAAGCATTGGTAGCGAAGCGTACTTCATTTACCAATGCAAAGTTGGCTTCAACCAATTTGGCTTCACAGCGCGTAAGCATGGTATTTCAAGATTTCAAATTCTTGGATTCATCGGGCAATATTGTCCAATTTGGTCCACACATGGGTGCGGTAGCTGCCGCTTCGATGCAAGCCGCTGGATTCTACAAAGGTGTTGTAAAGAAATTCATTAATACCAGTGGCATATTGATGAATGACGGAAGTTTTTCTGATCAGATTTTGACTCAGGTTGAAGATTCATTGCAGAACGGTTTAATGCCCGCCGAGCGCGCCGACTCAGGTGGTTTTCGTTGGATTTCAGATCAGACGACTTACAGTGTTGATACTAACTTTGTATACAACAGTCTTCAGGCGATGTATGTGGCCGATACCATTGCATTGACGATGGCTACACGTCTAGAAAATATGTTTGTGGGCCAATCAGTTGCCGATGTTTCGGCTGGTATTTTCTTATCAGCGATTACAGTGATTATGTCTGACTTCAAGAAATTAAAGTTGATTGCAGCTTCGGACGACGCCCCGCTAGGCTTTAAAAACGTAACTGTTCAGATCAGCGGTCCAAGTGCTTTGGTATCATTGGAAGTTAAGCTAGCTGGTTTAATTTACTTTATTCCCATTACCGCGTTGGTAACGCCCGCCATTCAAACTGCCTCGTTCTGAGTCCCAACTATTTGATTTTATTACGTTTTTGACGAAATTACTGTCATTTAGTTTTATGGTATAATACAAAGATGTATATTTATGGATTATTTAGTAGTAAAAATCATGAATTGAGATATGTGGGGCAAACTGTTGAAGACATAGCCACAAAACTTCAAAGACATTGCAGCCCTAGTGTACTAAAAAATCAGACGCATAAAGATAGATGGATTAAATCTGAATTACAAGAAGGATTTAATCCATATATTCAAGTTATTCAGGAATTGCATAGGCGAGAAGATTTAAATACGGCTGAAATTTATTGGATAAAGTATTTCAGAGATGTTGGATGTAGGTTAACTAATATATCCCCAGGTGGACTTGGTGCGGCGATCGGTATTCCTAAATCTGAAGAAACAAAAAGAAAAATAGCTGAAAAACAAAAAGGGAAATTTGTCTCATTAGAAACTAGACAAAAAATGAGTTTAGCTAAAAAAGGCAAACCGGCTTGGAATAAAGGTAAACCTGCTTCTATGGAAGCTCGATTAAACCTTTCCAAATCTATAGGCGGCAAACCATTTCAAGATCAATACGGTAATATTTATCAAACTCAACCCGAAGCTGCATTAAAAATAAATGTATCACAATCTTGTATTTGGAGAATCCTTAAGGGACAACGTAAAACCATTAAGGGGTATACATTTAAATATTTAGAAGAGTAATCTTTTAGGATAGAGGTAATTTTATTATGGCTGTTCGAGCCCGCACCCTGACAGGCGCACGAGCTAAGTTATACATTGAAAATTCCATTTCGGGTCAGATGCAGTTGGTGGGGCTTTTCGCCAGTGTCGCTTATGGTGTTGATTATGCTTTGGAACCGATATTTGTGATCGGTCGTTATAATACCGCGGAATTGGTGTATACGGCCATGAATCCTATTTCCTTGACCCTCACGGGGTTTAGGATTGTAGGTAATGGTCCGTATGCCGTTACTGGTGTGCCACAACTTCAAAATTTGTTAAACCACAATGATTTTTCATTGGCTTTGGTGGATCGTCAAACCGGCAATACTGTTTTATTGGTTACCGGTTGTCGCCCGGCCGGATATAGCTCCACCAGCGCCGCCAGAGCATTGCATGATTTAACTGTTACAGTTCAAGGGACAGTGTTACAAGACGAGTCGGGTCCACAAGAAGATCAAGGTGCTGTAGACTATCAATAAGGCAGAGATTAAACTGGCGATCATGCGAGAGCCCGCCCCCGGGAATTAACCCTCAATAAGGTTGAAACTCGGGGGTTTATTTTTGGGTTATGATATAATTATGGATATGAAGAACATAGACTTGAATAAATTGTCCAGTATTGAATTAACCCTAGAAGAAGTAGCTTTGCTTAAAAGCCTTTGGAAGATAGAAACTATTTTACGACTTGGAGTTGTTTTAAAGTCAGATTTTGCCGATGATGATAAATTGATGAAAATGGTCGGAGTCTTTGATTCTTATCGTCAAATCGATGATCAATTTATTGATATTTATTATTCTTTGGAACAATCTATCCAAAGTTCAATTAAGGCCGGAGATGATATCAAAAACTTAGTAGTTATTCCTAAGACTGTCGTGAATGTTTATCGTAATTTATGTATTCAAACGGCAGAAGACAATCAAATACCTGAAGTTAAGGAATTAAGCAATAAGCTTGGTGGACCATTATTGAGTAAAATAGAAAAGTCTTTAAAATCTCCTTTGGATCCGAGAATTTTCAAGAAGTTTGGAACATTAAAAGAAGATCCTAACGACCTTCCAATTAATATTCTAGGTACGCAGGGAATTTGTTAGCATAAAAGTGTTCCTGAGTTAAAGCTTAATCTTTATTCTGATTAATTAGGAGTAAAGATGCCTAGTCCTTTAGTTCCCGCGATAAGTCTTCCTCTTGGTACTTGGACGGTCGTATCAACCCCTGCTGCGGCTACACAAGCCAGTGCGGTTAAAGTTGCCGGTGGTGCTGATATTCGACATGTTTGTACTGGTATTTGTGCGAGTTTTGCTGGCACTGCGGCCAATGCCGCGGTTTTAGTTAATCTATTAGATGGATCTAATATTGTTTGGAGTGAATATTTAATTGCTGTCACTAACGATGTGCGATCGATCAATATTTTAGGGTTAAATATTGTAGGAACTCCAGCTGCCTCCATGACATTGCAGTTTGCTGCTGCTGGTATAGCCGGTACATTACAGTCTGTAACGTTAATTGGATTCGATACTCAATAATCTTTCTAAATTAGGAGCATTATGATGAGTAATGAGCAAGATGAGATCCGTATTTTGCGACTTGAAAACATAGCATCTGATAATAGGGAGCGTATTAGCCGACTTGAAAGTACGGTTGAAATTGGATTACATAATTTAGGCGAAAAAATCGATGTCTTATCTTTTACTTTAGGGGCAAGGATTGATGTTGTTTTGAAACAAGTAATTGACCTTCAAGTTCATTATGAAGGCAGTAAAGATCGTATAAATAAAATAGAAAATACTAGTGCTTTGGATGAACGTTGGAAGCACCGTATTCAAAAGTTTATTATAGCCGTATTGGGCGCTGGATTGGCGCTTATAATTGAACGACTTAAAAGCCATGGACCCTAATTTTGATTTATCCGACAGTGGATTAAATTCAAGGAAAATGCACGTGACATACGTGAGTATGTTACTGATTTTAGTTGGATTTCTTATTATTGGTCTAACTAATGTTACAGTCAGTCTTAAATTCAAAGATGTGTATAGCACTTTTTGTAACACGGTAATATCTTTGGCAGGATTATATATTGTCGGTAATACTGTCAATAAATTTATGACTTTAAGACATATCGTGCAGACCCAAAATGGAGCGGTAACGAAGTCTTAATCTAGAGGTATATGTCTAGGTTATTGGTTGTCTTCCTTTTGTTTCTTTCTTGTTGTGCCTCGATCCCCACAAAAGTTACCATTGACGTTAATGAAATAAATACTGTCAACGTTGACCGTATTTTAGCAAAAATGAAGGCAATCGAATTTGTTGGAGTAGAGGAAGTTTGGTTTAGAATCACTTCTCATGGTGGATCGGTTGACGAGGGCTATCAATTAATTGATGCGATTGAACGATACCATGTGCCCACCGTTTGTGTAATTGATTTTTATGGCGAGAGTATGGCAGCTTATATTGAGGAAGCTTGCGATCGTAGTTTAATTACTCAACGTAGTTTTATAATGTTCCATGGAGCATCGCTTGGTATTAATGAAAAATTAAATGAAGACCAATTGAAGTCACATTTAGATTGGCTAATGCATCTTAATGATAGTTTAGCTCAATATGTTTCAGATCGAAGTGGGATGGATAAAAAATTTTTTAAGCTCAAGACAAAAAGAAACTGGTATTTAAGCCCAGATGAAGCTTTGAAATTACATTTGGTTGATGGCATTATTACGCAATGGGACATTCCTGAATCAATATAAGACGAGTATATCGTCCAAGTCTTCCAACGAATCGATTTCTAAAATTATTCGGTCAGAAATCTTATCCGATTTCCTACATTCGTTTTGGTGCTTAATTAAACATTCTTGAGCTTCGTCAAATGTCTTGTGCAAATGCCGGCATGACGATTTAGAAAACTTGCCTATCGTCGTGTACATATCTCAGTGTATTTATTTTTTAAATAAAAATAATAATGTCTAGCATCGTTATACGTATTAAATTTACATTGATATTTTTTCCCAGAAATATAACGAATATCCTCTTCATTTATTTTAATTATTTCTTTTCTAGAAAAGCTATAATTTACAATCCATTGATTGCTGATATGTTTGATGTATAGTTTCAAAGAAGCAATCTTATATCATAGCGGCGCTATTCAAGTCAAGTGCGCTAAATAATTTCAAACAATTAGGAGCAAAATTGTGGATTTAAAAGAGAGCGTTAGCTTTGATGTTAAAATTACAGGTGATCGAACGGGTGAAGTATTTTATGGTACTTTTACCGCTTTACGTCGTTTAACCCATCGTCAAGAATTACTAAGAGATAAAGTGTGTCGAGAATTACTTGGATCTAATTCAGAAGGAGCAACCGAACGAGCTAAATCGCAAGCAGAAATGTTAGGCGAATTATCGGTAAGTATTATCAAGAGTCCTACGTGGTGGTCCGAAAATGGAAATGGATTGGATTTGGCTGACGATTCGGTTTTGCGAGAAGTATGGGATCAAGTGATGAAAATCAAAATTGATGCCGTAAAAGAAGTGCAAAAAAAAGCAGAACTCGCTGGTCAGAAGTTGAAGGACATTGCTGAATCTAACCCTAAGTAAAATGTGTGAGTGAATTTGTCAATGATCTGCAAAAGATCGCTTTACTAGCTGTTCTTCAACCAGACGATGATGCTTTTATCCGTCGCATTTATCGTTGGTTTAGCACTACTTTCCATGTCCCATTACCTGACGTAGATGACCTGCCCTTAGACTACGTTTTATTGCACTATTTTGAGGCCAATTTCGAGCAATTGGACGATGATCAAAAACACAATAAAATAATATCCTTGTTGGAAACCGTTGAAGAAAAGCGCCAAAGGGAACTTGAGGAAAAAGCTGACGATGAAGCCTTCTTGAAAATGGCTGAAGCCGAAGTCAAGGGGTTGCAGGAAGGCCGGGATACGCCCGATATCAAAGCCCTTAAAGGTACGAGCTTAAGATATCAGAAAAAGGGTAATACCGAAGTTGCGATCGACGATTCGGTGCTGGAAGAACAAAAGAAAGCACTAAATGAATTACCTGAGATTAAGCTTAATTATATTGATGAAAATCTGATGGACCAATTGGGTGAAACTGACTTTACGGCTCCAAAAAAGCAATCTTAAGATAATCCAGGTAAATTATGGCCGATGAATCTAGTAAAAGCCTAAAAATTGGCGCTAAGGTAGATGTTCAATCTTTCAAAGCGTTCACCAATGCGGTAGGTGATGTCAAAAAGCTTACTGATGGTTTGAATAAGTCTTTGGTTGGCGTCAATAAGGTTTTAAAAGATTTAACCAAAGAATTTAAAGCCAATCAACGTTCGATCGAAGATTCGACTCGTGCATTACGTCAATATTTAGCTACGTTGCAGGGTTTCGTCCGGATAGGCGGCGGTGGCGGACTATTGCCACCTGGCCGAGGATTAATGGGCGGAATGCCGGGTTGGGGTTCGGGTGGCGGCGAAAGATACATGGGGTGGGCTCAACGTGTCAGTGGTCCTTCTGGTGGTGGATATGGAGGTCTTCCGCCTGGCGGTCCTCCTCCTTTAGCATTACCTCCAGGTTTCAATCATCCGGGACCCAGAGGAGTAAATTGGCCACCTCTAGGCGGCGGTGGATTTAATGCCAGAACATTTAGTCGAATTGCTGGATTTGGCGCATCAGCAATGTTTTTGGGTGCAAATGTAGCTGATCAATATCAACGATATAAAACGTTGCCGTGGGAAAGTGCTGGTCGAGTTGCTGGAGCAAAATATGGTGATATCGGAAAGCGTATTTTAGGCGGTGATATCAGTGATATTATAGCATTGCGACAACTAAGGGCCGAAGGTACGGATCCTTATAAACAAGCTGGCGGCCAAGGAGCAATGTTACTTGGGGCTGGTCTTAGGGTAGGCGGTGGCATGGCTGCTGGTGCGGCTGCCGGTGCCGCACTTGCTGGAATACCCAGTTTAGGAATTGGACTCGTTCCCGGCGCTCTTGTAGGTGGAGGTATTGGAGCATTGTTTGGTGTTTCAACATTGCCTAAGTTTGTTACAGATATTATGGGTGGGGATATTCGTGCGCGCGAACAAGAAAATGTTATGAAATTGATTCGTGAGCGTGTAGCAATGAGCCCACTTCAACAAGCCTCAGCGGCTTTATTGATGTCTCAAGCTCCAGCTTTAATGCAAGCTGGTCGTAGATTAGGTGGAGAAGGCGAAGCTTCTCGAATGGCTGGAATTGGCGTTAAGGCTGGAATGATGCCGCAAGAATCATGGCAATTCTTTGGTGGATTGGCCGATCAGTTTGGCCCTGAAGCTGCGCGCATGGCTGGTACAAGGGCCGTCCAATTACAACGATTTGGTTTAGATCGAAATGTTGTTGGTGGTGGAATTGGACAGCTTCAGTCTTTGTTGGGTGGACCAGTGGGAGGGAGAACTACTGCGGCAACCAAAGAAATTGAAGATGCCGTAAGCGCAGGTGTTTCAAGGGGTATTACAACTCCACAAACATTAGAAAAATTGATTGATGCACTTGTTTCAGCTAGAAGTGGTCCAATGGGGCCTGGGACAATGGGAGTTGGCGGCGCTAGAGATTTGTTTAATTTTCTTCTTGGTCCAATGACTGGCAAAACAGCCAATCCAATGGAAATCACGCAAACCTTAACCGGTATGCAACAGATTGGTCAAGGCACGTTAGGAAATCCATTATTGTCTGCGATAGATATAGCTAAGATACGGCATCGTATGCCAGGGATTTCGGGTGTCGCTGCTTATACGTTGGCTAATACGCCAATGGATCAATTATTGACCGGTAATAGGGCTTTAGACACTCTTTTTGGCGATCCTAATGATCCTGGCTCAAAACAATCTAGAGCGCGTGTAAGATCAACTGGCAGAGAGGAATTTTTAGCCAAAATAGAAAGTGCAGTTGGACTGTCGGCTAACGAATTTCCAGAAATGCAAAATATTATGACTGGTGCTGGGGGTGTACAAGGCGCGTTGAAAAGTGAAAGGTTTAGACGTTTAGCTGGTGTCACGATTCGTCCATTAATTGGTATGCAAAATATGGATGATGTTAGTTTTGAACGACTTTTGGAACACGTTGGTCAGGGTTTTGATGCAGGAGATTTAACTGGAGGAGGGGGAAGAGGATTTGAAAAGAAACTAAAACCAACTGGGGGTATTGGGGAACAAGCGGCAATTCAACAAGCTGCTGTGGCCTTGAAAGCAATGTACGATGCAATGAACGATCCCGAAACTCGGGCGGCTATATTTGAATTTACCAAAATGTTTACTTCAATGAGGACAAAAGAAACGATTAGTGGTTGGGCGAGAGATTTAGGGGTAGATGATCCAATTCTTGAACAACCTTGGTCGCGCAAAGAAAGAACTACTAAGGGACGCTAATGGCATTTAATTACGTTTTAGGTGCAAATACCGCTGATTCTCATCAAACCAATCCTTATTGGCTAGCGGTAATTGTGCCATTTTTTTTTAAAGACACTTATAATCGTGATCCGCAAAATCCTGGTAGTATTGGTGCATTTACATTAGGTAGCGCTGGTACCGGTACGAATGCGAATGCAGTTTCGACTATCGAAGATCCTACAATTATTATCGATAATGATTGTATTTCGTGGACGACTTCAACCAGTAAAGAAAGTCATGTCTCTAGCTTAAGTATGATATTGTTTCATAGTGGTATTAATTATGCCGCTGTTATTGGTCCTGAAGATTGGATTATTTTTTGGGCATTCAATAATTATGCTAGTTATATACAAGTTAAAAATCTTGTAACTAATAAACAACGTGCTAATAAATTCGAATATGCTCCTAAGTTTATTGGCAGAGTAAGCACTTGTTTTAAAACGAAGTCTGTAGACGCTAGTGGGTTAAATCGAACTATTATATACGAATTGACCGCCAATGGATTTACTGAACTTGATACATTAATGTATTATAATCAATTATTAACTTCTTTGGCCCCTGAAGCTGTGTTGTATTTGCCTAATTTTAGTGCTGGACAAAGGTTTATCGAACAATTAGGCACAGTAGATACGGCAGATCGAATTATTCCATTTCTTTTAATTACGTGTTTAGGGCTGGGTCCAGCGGACGCATATCGTAATCCAGCAGCGGACCTTTTGGCTCCATTTACTGATAATAGTATTAAAGATGGATTGGTAGCTTCACCTAATGATACTTATCTTATTCCAAGGACAGTAGCTAAGTTATTATTAGGTGATAGTAATCCTCAACTTAAGACGGTTGGTGTTACTTATGCGGATCTTTTAAAAACAATCGTAGGTGGCCAAAAGTATAATAATCGTGGTGGGACGGTAACTTTAAGGGACACTAGTTTTAATACTTCGACTGATACTCAAATCACTACGGTGAATGATATAGGTACAAGTAATTATTTAGGATTTTTGCCAGATTTGACTACGGCGTCTGGTGCTCGTATTTATAGAGCTAGTTATCAATTGACTGGACTGCATATTATTCGCCCGTTAATTTTTGATAATGTGCCACTATGGTCGATTTTAAAAACATATTTAGCAGAACCTATGAACGAAATGTATTCTTGTTTAAGAGTAGACGAGCAAGGGTACGTATTACCTACCGTAATAGTTCGTCAAAATCCATTTAGTACCAAATCGTTTGTGCAAAACAATCCATCATCAACTGGATTTTTAGATTTACCACGTTGGGTAATTAAAGATGACATAATTCTTAATTACAAGGTTGGTCGTTCAAATACTTTAAGATATAATTTTGTTTGGTTTAAGCCAATTGAGTTTATCTCAAATGAACCAATTGCGCAAGAAACTTTTTATCAAATGTGCTTACCGGTTGCGGATCCATTAGATATCAAGCGAGCTGGACTTAGGCCAAAGATTTCTACTGTTGGGGCTTTCATCAGTTTAAATAATATATTCGATTTTGCTCCTGGTCGTTTTTGGAATAAATTGATGGCTGATATTTTGATGGGTAGTCATTTAAAGTATACCGGTACGGTAGTTATGAAAGGAATCCAAGAACCAATATGTGAGGGCGATAATTGTGTTGTGGATGGCACTATATATCATATCGAAAGAGTAATTCATTCCGGAAGTATAACTACCAATGGTATGAGGGATTTTACTACGACATTGCAATTAACAAACGGCATCTCACTTAAGAGTGATTCAGCGGACGATATTGTTTACCCTGAAACTGATGTGAATTACTTAGGTAGACAATTATTGCCGGATACAAAACCAGAAAGCGACATTGGGTTTAATAGCGAGAATTACTAATGAAGTTGCCTGATGGGACCGTCGTCCCAAGTTTTTTAAAAATAATGTCTACTCAGGATTTCCCTTCTGGATCTTGGATGGCTTTTAATGATTTATCCTTGAGGGTCGGCAGTGTGGCTAAATCCTATGATCCAAGTGATCCTTTGAATATCAGTCAAAAGTACATGGAATATGACGTAGATGTACAATATGCTGATTCTAATGGGGGATATTCGACGATTCGTTATTATCGTGTTAAAATACAGTCATTGTTTGGGGGAGTAGCTGATACTTTTAGGTGGGTTCCACGAATTGATACCAACAATATCCAACAACAATTAAATGCTAGTTCACGTGTCTTATTATTATGTGCCAATGGTAATAACAGCTATGCTTATATCATTGGCGGGTTGCCTCATCCTGATAACCAAGTAAAAGACCAGCCGTTTGCTAATCGCCTTTTGCTTTGGGAATACAATGGTATCAATGCTCAAATTGACAAAGATGGGCAATTCTTTTTTTTACGTAAGGGAGCAACTGACGTTAAAGGAAATGTTATTAATTCGACTAATACCGGATCGACATTTTCCTTTACAAAAGATAATGCATTTAATGTAAATACTGGCCAATTTAATATTACTACTACTGGAGTTAAAATTAATAGTGCCAACGATGCTTTTGTAAAGGGAACTACTTATCGTAATGCTGAATCAAGTATGAATCAGTCGATTATATCTAATTTGAGTGTTTTACAAACCTTGTTGTTTTCTGCGGGGATTGGGTTAATTACCGACACTCCTCCATCAAGGAAAGCCGCAGGCAAAGCTTTACAAAATGCTTCTGATATTATTGGCCAAATTGCTTCAACTATTCAGCAATTTGAAAATGGAGCTAGTAATTATTTGTCTACGATTAATTTCTTAGCCGACAGTTAACCTTATATAGTATGCCTACAGATTCCCAAAGCTCAGTCCCCAACTCAAAGTACTATGTGGATAATGTTTATCCGGTTTTGAATGGGGATTTGGCTGATCCTTTTTTCTTTCAGGATCAGCGGGTAGCGTATGGGGCTCGATTTTCACAATATTTCCCTTATCAATTGGTAATATTGAATCTAAGTGCTGATCAAGACAGGAATGCAACTTACACTGAGACCGGTTGGGTGTTCACGTTGCCCATTCCACCCCAAGAATTACAGATTAATATGCCGATTGCCACTTCATTGCAAGTTACTTTAGGCGGCATTTCTGAGCAACATGGTGGAGTTCCATTGAGAGATATTATTTTAAGTGGGACTACCGGGGTAACTCCAGTCAAGAATCAAGCCAATCCACAAGACTCGGATTTTTTTAATGCATTGCAATCAACAACAATTGGCACAATTTTTGCCGGTACGATTACCAATGTCAATAAAGTGGTAACTGGTGCGAAGAATTTGTTTAATCCTAATGGGGTCAACAACGTTTCTAACATCAATCAGCCTATTACCGACAATGATGGAGCGGATGGAAATGACCCTAACCGTATTCCAGCTAAGAGTACTGGGTATTATCAATTTAAAGTATTGGAACGATTTATTGAATCATATGAATTGCTGAAAAAGACTAACAAAAGTATTGTTACACCCAAAGGGTTTCAAGTTAGTACGCGAGATCTACGACTGGCGTTGTACATTTGGAAGGATGAATCCAGGTATCTTTGTGCTGGTGTAAATTTCGCAATGAACCGCAGCGCCGCCAGACCATTAGAATACATGTATACGCTTCATTTAAGGGCTTGGAAACGAATCAAGATCGAAAGTGCTAGCACAATTAATAATCCCTACAGCCCGGTCGGCCGTAGGCCAGAAGTTTTAAATCAATTACTTAATAGACTAAAGATAGCAAATGATATTTTATTGGCTACCAATCAAATCTTTAGATCAGTAGTGCAAGATCCAACTGGCATCGTCATCGAAATTGGCCGTGAGACATCGTTGTTTTTAAAAAGTGTTACTAATTTGCCTCATGTAATTGCTGATATTCCTAATTCTATTGTCAAGGAAATGTTGCCTATTTTAAGTAAAAACTGGAATAATGTTTCAACGAATTATCCTACATTAGGTAATTCTCCCCCATCGATATTAACTACTGGCCCAAATAAGTTATTGAATTTAAGTTCAAATCCTATTAATCAGCAAACTCGCCCTAGTATTGTAGATCCTAATTTTTCTCCGACAACGGTTAATATTACTAGTAACGCTACCCTACAAAGGGTCTTTAATACTGTAAAAGCCAACGACTTGCCATTATCTCCTATAATTCTAAAACGAATTAGAGATGAGATGAATAGGGTTAAAGGATTTAAAAGAATTGATTTTGAAAATAAACGAACTACGATTAGACAATTTTCCAACAACTTTGCCGATGCGGTTGGCGCAGGCGGCAGTACCTATAATCGAGTCTACAATCGCGGAGGTATTCCATCCACCAGGACAACGTTGGACGATGAATGGAATATCTTATTCGCTTTAAATGAGGTTTGTGTCATTTTGGATCATTTGGCGGCATCGAATACCGTTGATCCAGTGACCCCAACTTCATTGGAGTATGTAGCCGGGTTAGCTCAGCGCAGTGGAATTGTATTTAAAGTTCCACAGAGCAAGATAGCAATCCCCTTCCCTTATGGTTTTACCTTGGAGCGATTGGCTCAATTGTATTTGGGTAATGCCGATCGTTGGCATGAAATTGCCATTTTAAATGGACTTAAAGAGCCTTTTGTGGATGAAGCGGGTTTCACATTGCCATTTTTAACTGATGGAAATGGTAACACGTTATACGTCAGCGATAATACTAATTTATATGTTAACCAAACGGTATGGATCGGCTCCAACGCGATTACAGCCAACAAACGGCACATTACGGGTATTAAACAGATTTACACCAATTTCTTTTCGGTGACGGTGGATGGAAATAACGATTTGGTCAATTATACTACATTGGCCAATGCCCTTTTAACAGCTTATTTGCCTGGGACGGTTAATTCGCAACAAGTCATCTATTTACCTTCAGATAAAAGCACAATTCCGGACAATAGAACCAAGTCGATTCCAGGTATTAATGTATTTGATCCATTACTCAATGTTAGTGGAATAGATCTGCTTTTAAACCAGAACAATGATTTGGTAATTGGCCCGGATGGGGATTGCCGCTTTGCGGTTGGCTTACAGAACCTCATCCAGACGGTCAAGATTGCCCTCAGTACGCCGAGAGGCACTCTGATGCACCACCCGGGGTTTGGGTTGATTGTTCCAGTTGGTACGTCAACGGCAGACGTTAATGCTGCTGATTTATTGAAGTCAGTTCAACAGATGTTTGAGGGTGATCCAGCTTTTACTGGAGTATCATCGGCTACCATTCAAAAAAATGGACCAATTTTGACGATAACACTTACGATCGGGATCGTCGGTATATCTTATAATGTGCCGATCACGTTACAGGTTTTGCACTAGTACTTGATATCGATCGCCGCTTTTTGGTGTAAATCCCCAATTAATAATCACGTCCGTCTTGTTCGGCTTCGTCCCCGTTGCCTTTAGGGGGCTGTACGCCAATACTACTAGCTCTTCCAATGTTAATTTCATTTTTTTCTCCTAAATATTTATAACGGCACCATCTGTGAACATAAAGTGCATATTTTTCTCCTCGATGACTTAAATTAACGATTCCATCATTGAGATTGTGTATTGGGCCAGCACAAATATAACACTCATCGAAATTGCCTTGCACGTCCGCAAGTTCTTTTTTTGGGTCACTACTTGTCTTTGCTATCGTTGACATGTTCCTCCAAAAATTTAATTAATTGTTTTACTTTATCAGTATTAAGCCAGACTTCTTCCCAGACGCCCCAACGATTTTGGAATCCAAAAGTATATTTAATCGCTTCCCAGGTACGTCGGAAGAACCTCTTGTATGAAGTGCCCCATTCATTTAATTGAATATATAGCACTACGCAATTTTCATCACGATCAAATTTGACCAAGTGTTGCGTAGATCCGCATTCGCATTCAAAGTATATTTTTTCCATAAATGGCCCGAGAGAGATTCGAACTCTCACTGTCTTCGTTTTGAGTGAAGCGACTCCTACCTAGTTGGTCTACCGAGCCTTTCAACTAACTTCACCAGTATATCACCATGGCACGCCAATGGCCAGCACCAGCAACCTAAGTCCTTATCTATTAATTCTGGTAAGTCATTTAAAAGATTGCGCTGTGTCATGATCCATTTTTCGTATTTAATTATAACCTCTTCGCGCGTACCGTCTCGGCCAATGATATACTTATTGGCCCATTTGGATCCAGCGGGGAATTTGGGGTGATTTCGACCGATATAGACGAAATTCTCAGGCAATGATTCTGGCGTCCCTAAATCAATTTTGGGATAAACAGCACTTCTGACATTTACGACTCTAGTTGACATTTGGTGTGATTGGCTGCTTTTGTTCTTTTAAGTATTTTTTCCAATATATCCATGTTCCATCTGGTTTAACAAACCCCCAAGGCTGTATCAATGGACCGGTAAAAACCAGGGTCCATGGTTTTTTATTGCCAATGAGGTGTACACGATGAGTATGGTTGGCCATTCTTCTTTGTATAGTCCATTTTTTTACTTTATAGTGACGAGGACCTTCTAGTTTTGGGTTCCGATGATTATCATATACATACCATTCATCGATGTAGCCCCCCAGATAAGATTATTGAAGTGAAATCGTATGGATGGTTATGAGGATCGGGATCGTCATCTGAGCGTAAAAAATGATGCAAGTACTTATTGCCCTTGCGATTACGCCATAAGAAAAATCGCTGCATATATACTACGGGCTTACCATCGATTATCTTGACGATTTCGGTGTAGGGAAGAATTTTTTTGAGGATTTTATCTAAGAAGATCATTCTTCTATAACGACTTGCCAGTCTGTTGCAAGCAAGTCTTCCTGACTGCACACCCATGGAATCGATCGCCAGTCCTTCATTATGCCATACCATGTCCACATTGCAATATATCGTTTATTACTTTTGTCGTCTAACTGAAGTGAGATCGACATATCTTTGTCCCATCCAGTACGGAATACGCTGTAGTAGTTGCATATCCATTTTAATGCATAACCGATGTCGTGGATTTCTGTGTCCATTACTTTATTCTTTTAAGATATATTTACGCCACTCATCTGGCATTTGGTGATGATATCGTATCCGGAAGATTAAATCAAGTGATAAATGAGTGGGTTTAACTGGTTTGGCGGTCAAAACCATATTTGCTTCTTCGGGCGTTCGGCAATCTTTGCGTTTATTGCAAGGCTGGCAGCAAGTAACGATGTTTTCCCATACGGTCTTGCCACCCTTAGCTCGTGGGATCACATGGTCATAGGTGGCTTTACGGTGCGAGATCCGGTCAGAGCAGTACATGCATCGACCTTTGTCTCGTAGGAATATGTTGGTTTTATTAAACCGAAGGCTCTTTTGATTGCTTTTAACCCAAGCTTTTACTTTGACCACGGCTGGCATTTGCATGGTGAAGGAAACCGATCGAATAGGGCGGTCATAACTTTCGATAATTTCCACTGCTTCTTTGAAGAATAGGGTTACGGCTTTTTGCCAATTCATAATACCGATAGGGGAATAATCGGCATTTAAACAGAGTGTTTGCATGGCTAGAGTTTTTATTCGGTCCAAATTAAAAGGAGTGCATAACTAATACAAGATAAAAATAATACAGTCCCTGAAATTTTTAAAACTACGATCATAATTTCCAATATCTTGTCCATAATTTATCCTCCTTTCATTTTAATCACTACTTCTTTGGTCGTGGGAGTGGCGTATAAGGAAGTCTTTGCGCGCCATTAGGATGTTCGACATCTACGCTGTGATTGTCTTTACAAACCCATTGTGCTCCACATCTATCGACTAGACACGTATGTAATGACCCTGGCAGTGTTCTATAAGAACCTACGGTTGCTAAATAACATTGATCATAGCAAAAATCCCAAGCCCCATCTGGCGTGTTAACATTGATTGCTTCACGTTCACACCAATTCCATTTAGTGCATCCACTTAATAGCGTTAGCGTCAACAAAATAAGGTATTTCATGAAAATTGCTCCCATTTGGCTTTTACTTTGGTCTCGTAAATTTCGATTCCATCGGGTCTTTTCCAGCCCCATACCATTACGTTGCCCTCGATCAGGTAGTGGAATTCACTGTTTTCGATGTGCTTTTGGCTTAATATGGCCTTAAGCTCGTTAACCATCGCCCGACGTTTGGATTTAGGAATGCTGGCCTTTTTCCACTTAGTCTTTTCGAAGATATGGGGCATTTTAACGTGGACCTATCCAATTACAGAGACGTTGCCAACGATGGAGGAAAATGTGCTTATCTAACCAATAGGCTAAATTTTTCACAGCAATTCTAACCGATAGATGATGCCTACTCGAATTCTTTTGTAGGTATCACGGCTGATTTTAATTTTGAACATTTGCTCACGTATCCAACGCTTGTTGTTCATTGGAGCAATGTAAGTGTAATACGAGGTACCGGTTGCTTCTGTATTGGTGGACTTGCTAGCTACATAGTACTTTACATGTCTCATTCGATCTCCTTAAATGTGAATTATGGGTTCAATGTGCGACTTTTTACTCCATTTTGGCGAAACTGGCAATAGGGTTGAAAGTTTGTCTATGGCGTTATTCATCGCGACTTGTTCTCCTAGCCTTTTATTTTCTTTGCGTAATTTTTCTACGGTTCTGGCTTGAAGGTAAATAATGAAACCCATCCCAATAATGATACCAATCGGCCAAGCTATAATTGTCATACGTTTCCTGTGCTTCCAAATCCAGACGTTCCGCGTGTAGTTTCGCTCAATTCGTTTACCTCCTCCAGCTTAATCGCAGAGTTGTGATCTACAATAATCAATTGAGCAATCGAAGAATGTTTAATTAATTGCTGGTGCTCATAACAACCTTTGGCATGTAGGTTTTGTACTGCCAAAAAAACTTCGCCCCGATAATCTGAATCAATTGTCCCAATGGTCAATAGTCCACGTTTAAAAGCACTTGAGCGTGGACGAATAATACCACATTTTCCTGGAGGTATTTCTACTGCAATTCCAGTGTGAAGTTTTAAGTGTTCCTCCGGATGTATATTTACTGTTTCTAGGAGAAATAAATCAAAACCAGCCGCATATTCTGTCCCTTTGGTGGGTAATTTAGCTTCTGGATTTAGCTTTTTGACCTTTAATGATCTGACTGGGGTTTTCATCAGCATTAGCTCGTCATTTTGATCTAGCCGCATTATCGCTAAGTTATTAACGTTGGCTTGCTTTTTGATCTTGTCTCGAATATCGATCAATTCCCCAGCTTCTAATGGATTGTTAGTTTTCAAGATTATAATATCGTTTTCGTGGATGGAAGCCACGTTAATAATTTTAACTTCTAGCGGGACGCTCTCTTCCTTGGGCAGCTTGGGATACTCCTCAAAATCAGACATAATTATCTCGTTTAATCAAAGTGCGGATATGACTGGCCTTACAGGTGGCCCAATTTGACCCAGATTTTGACCATATAATATGGTCGTATCCATCAAATGGAAATCGACCATGGCAATAAATGCAGGCGGCACTACACGCGGCTTTGATGGCATTATTCCAGGCCATAATTTCTTTATGTGTCACGCTGTGATCTCGATTCTATCCCAGAAATTTGGATTGGGCGGTCTAGGACCGCTACGTTCGTTGGGATAGCCGTAGGGGTTTGCATAAATTCTGGTATTGCCTATCTTGACGTCAGATGGATAATGGCTGTGTCCATGAATCCACAATTTTGGTTGTCGTTCTTTGATTACCGCTTCCATATCGCATAAGAAAAACGGATTGAATTCATTATTTTTGAATTCTTCAGCAATACAGCCAGGGCTTGGCAAGTGGTGAGTAACGATCACTTCGTCAACCATCAGGTTTTTGCAACTATTAATAAATTGTTTATTTGCCCGATAGACTTCTTCTTTGAAGTTTTTGATTAAAGCAAAATCTGGGAATTGATTCCATGGGGCAACGTCATTTTCGGGGAACCACATTGTCCCACCGGTAAATCCTTGTCCATCAATTCGCTTGTAAGACACGCCACATCCAGCGAACAGTAATCCGAGTACGTGCAAATTTGGAATTTCTTTCCCCCATTGATTTAGTAACCTAATTCCTTCAGAAATCGAAGTTTGATAGAATTCATGGTTTCCTGGTATATAAACGACGTTTTCATATCGAGTGCAAAAGTTGAGCAAAGCATCGTATGCTCGTGCTCTATTTTTGGGAGTTCCTAGTGGGCATAGGTCTCCGGCGATGATCAAATAGGGAACTGCGCTAACGGTATCTAGATTAGTCCAAAAATCCATCCAATTTTCTTTATAATCGAAATGCAGATCGCTTATGATATGGGCGCGCATAGATTTTTCTTGGAAATTTCTTCCTCGATGGTTGTGCAAAAAACTGGATGCTTGCCAGGTACCGTTGGGGGATTGCCAAACTGGCTCGTGAATATTACTAGGTGAGTCGCAGAAATATCTTGCGTATTGGGTTGAATAATTACAGGGCCACGCTGGGTGTAGGTATTTCTTTGAATAATCGAAAGGCATATCACTTTCGCCAAGCCAGTTCTTCGGAGAGATTTTCTGGCATACGGCAAAATATTGGCCAAATTTCTGGGGCTTTCATCCAAATAGTTCCAAAATCTCGATAAACTTGACTTAAATATGGATCATCGTCAAAGGCTATCCATGGATGTGAGTAGTCGTAAATCAGATTGTTCATTAATGCTCGCTTATTTTCGCTGGCTCGACCTACTGAATTGATTGGTCGCATTAATAGGTTCTTGACGGTTACGTCAAAATCGAAGTACTTTTTAAGCCATTCCTTGGTAACTTCAAACAATTCTTCGTTACGACCAGTAATGAACTTTATGTCATCGTATTTGTGACATATTGTTCTTAGGTAATCGATAGCAGGACGGGCGCAATCAATAGGAGTATCCTTGGCTACCATTTCTGGGGATAAAAATGCCTTCCAGTCTTGTTGGTCGGGTGGACACTCGACTAAATGGGCTCGGTGGGCGTTATTTGCGATGCATTGATCGATGTCAATTAAGAAAAGCATTACCTGATGGCTCCAAGTTTAGAAAATACTTCATTAAAACGTTTAATTTGAGTTCCAAAGTATACCATAGCCATCGCCATAGGGCAACCGGTTTTTGCACCAACGAATTTAACTCGGCCTTTCAAAAAGCAAACTCGATGCATTGGAAAAATATGCTCATGCCAAGCTTTGGTGTCGGTGGCGGCGGGGATCAGCAAACAAGTCTGGGTTTCTGGGTATTTGTGCCAATTTTTATCGACTTTTGCGATCCAATCGGCAATGGACTGGCGCTCAGCAGCCCAGGGGTGTGGTTCGGTGGTTTGTATCTTATTGTTATTGTTGTAACGTTCTTTAAATTGTTTGGGAGTTAGACATTCTACTGATTGCCAAGATTTAATATTGAAAGCTTTATTTCTAATAGGGCCTTCTTTCCAGAGATAACTTCGCCCAAATGGAGGATTGACGAAAATTGTTTTATATGGACTCCAGTCTTGTTCTAAACCATTTATAGGTAAATAAAAATTCACTGCCCCGATTCGAGATCCGTAAGCTACGTGACGATATCCACATGGATCTAATTCGATGCTTCCCATTGTTTCCAAAGAAGCATTAACGAGATAGCCAGGGGTTTCATGCTCAACTGACGAACTAGACTGAATATGTCCAGCCATCTGGTTTAATAACTCCCATAATTCCTGCCATATATTTCTTCCAACATTTTTTTAAGTTCATTTTTAGGGCAAACCCAATAATCATGTTGGCTTTCCATAATTTCACCTCTTTGAAGACGACCGATTTTCCATATATAAATTTCTTTTGCTCTTTTATAGCTTAACTGTAAGTGCTCAGTCCAAATATAAACCGTTTCACCTACATCCTGGCATAGAGCATAGAAATTATCTCTAGGAGTTTTCTTGATGAAAACGTTTTTAACTTTTGGTCGTCTTATATTTTGATATAAATACATATGCCGAGAGGGAATCGAACCCCCATTATCCGCCGATCTAGCGGTAATATAGGGTATAAGCCTATTGTTTTGCCATTAAACTATCGGCACATCATATCACCTTATCTATAGCTTCGTCCAGATGGTGTGCGGAATAGCATCGGGTAGTTTGTGATAATTTTGAATAAAAGTATCGGCACATTTTTCGGAACAAAACTTAAAATAGCGAGGATTATCCGACAAACCACCTTCGCACACCGCTTCGCGTTCGAAACGTCGCATATCCATGTCCATTTGCTTGGGTCGTTTGGGATAGAAACACGTTACCAACATCCCCTTGACCCAATCGCCAGGTTTGCCACATGTGCAATATTTTAGGATCATTGCCTTGGGGGAGGGATTGGCTTGCCATGAATGAAGAAATTATCCAATGCTTCTTTCAACCAAGCCCGGTGTTCTTCGTTTCCATGGGCTAGTAGTTTATAAAGCGTTCCCGCTAAATTAGCGTTGTATTCCTGAATGAATCCAAGCTCATAAATAATTTGGTTAATTGTCATCATAAATGTCCGACCGGTGGCGGCTTAGGAATCCAGACTTGTCGATCTTGAACTATTGGGCGTTTTTGTTTAATCAGCTTATAGGCTTCATCCAGGGTCATACCACGTTTGGTGTGTAAAAACCAGGCGATGGCGAGTGGGGAGCGCTCGATTCCTGCATAACAATGTACTAATATCTTGCGTTTGATTTTTTCATTGGCTAAGGCGTTGTCGATTACTTCCGCTACTGCATTGAGTTGATCGATGGAAGCCATGAAGGGGGCTCCTAATGGAGTGGTATAATCTTGACAAATTGGAATCCATGTTACTCCAGGTCTACCAGTTTGGGTTTCAGTGACGTTAATAACCATTCCATCGAATGGTCCCATCCCATCGTTTTCATTACCTACGAATAAGTTGTCAATAATTTCAGTAGCTCTCATTTGATTCCTTTTAAAAAACTTGGATCCCGAAAGAGTCGAACTTTCGCTTCCACGGTGCAAACGTGACGTGCTCCCGTTACCACTAGGGACCCATAAATCCGAGAATTTCGATTTGAACGAAAATTCTACCCTTATCGAGGGTATGTCCTACCGGATTGGACGATTCTCGGTTATTAAGCGGAATGAGGGACACGATCCCTCACCTAGAGCTTGGAAGGCTCGAATGCTTGCCATTACACCAATTCCGCATACCAATTCCGCATTATAGCACTAACTGACCTCCAATAGCAATCTTCTTTTTGGAGGATTTATGACTAAGTATTGTCCATCTTGTGACTTAGAAAAAGATTATTCTGAATTTTATATTAATAAGAGTAAGATTGATGGTCTACAGGCTAACTGTAAAGTATGTAAAAATGGGTACTACCAAAAGTGGTATTCTAGACCAGATGTAGCTGAAAAGGTCAAAAAGCGAACCATTGCCAGGAATGCTCGTGTAAAGCAAGAGGCCCAAAAATGGATTATAAGCTATCTTCGTAGCCATCCCTGCGTGGATTGTCACGAAATGGACATCTCGGTTTTAGAATTTGATCATTTGCACTCCAAAATACTAAATATTTCGACATTGGTTTCAAATATTGCCGCGCTCTCTACTATTCAAGCTGAAGTGGCAAAATGCGAAGTCGTATGTGCCAATTGCCATCGACGACGTACTTACAAACGTTATCCTAAATGTTATAAGCTTTAATGATGTTCATGTATGGAAGGATTCGAACCCACAGCGGCGGACTTTGGAGATCCGCACCCTTCCCAGAGGGCCTCATACATATCCGAATTACACTACCTGCATATTAATTTACTTTTTGAAAATGTTCTTTTAAGATTCTTTTGAGACCTTCATAAGATACATGGTGCCCGTCGCTTGCCCGTCCGTCACAGTACGAAACGTAATGACAAGTGGTCCCATGGAATTTAATAATGAGTATCTCGTCCACGTAAGCTCGATTAGCGTGTGGTGATCTTCGATATCTTTCTCCTACTTTCATTCGATTTTCTGCCAATACTGGTTAATCAATTCTTTTAATTCAGAATAAGCACTTATACCGGTATGAAATCCACTATCTAGGGTGCGATGGATTACTACTGTGCTTTGGTCTGTGTTGAGAAAACCTCGTTTTATAAACTGCAAAATTGTCAAGATATTATTTGCACCACCCCATAATGCGATCGTTTCTGGTTTAAGTTTGTATTTTTCTCCTACTCTCATTTTGGCCTCATTTTAGTATATGGCCAGGGAATCGGACCCTGCTTGGTCGCCTTGTAAGAGCGATGTAATCTCCAGACTACGAGCCATATGTATTTTTTTGGGATAAGGAGGAGTTGAACCTGCCGTTGACGGTTTAAGAGACCGCGATCCTACCATTGGACGATTATCCCGATATTCTTTTTCCGTCTTCGTCCCATAAGAAGTCGGCAATTAGGTTATTAAGCTCGCCAGTATCGTTTGAAATATTGCTGAGTGATTCGAGTTGTTTGGCGATTTTTATCAGAGAATCATTTATATCCTGTAGTTGACCGAGTAGGTTGATTTCGAATTCAGTCATTTTTATAATTATAACTTAAAGTTATCAACAAGTCAAGAGCGGTAAGCGGGACTCGAACCCGCAACATTCGCCTTGGCAAGGCGACATTCTACCATTGAACTACTACCGCATTTAATAATCAGAAAAACGGAGGGATGGGACTAAGGGTCCTATGCCCCTTCCAAGACATTTGTCGGGGGGACAAATATCTCACAAATCCCATCTACCTCCGATCTCAGGGAGTTCGAATCGAACGAACCTTGACCACGATTAACAGTCGTGCGCGATCACCATGATTGCTATCCCTGAATTTCTACTTTTCCCAATCGTAACTGACCACCGGGGGCCTTAGATTGGGCTTTTTAATATCTTCTGTAGGATCTAAGCTTTGGAAGGCGTCAATTAATGCGTCGATCTCTTTTTCGCTCAGAGTAATGCAACGATCGTGTCCAAATTCAAGATCGGCAGTTGTGATTTCACAACGATACTCGCCTTCTTCCGACAGAAGAACGACCATCCGGGTATGCTCTGAAAGCTTGAATTGCCAGTTTGCCATTTTTAAACACCTAGTGGGATAGCCGACTGTTGGTCTATCCCCAAGGGGGTTCCTCAAGGTAACACAGTCCGACGCCATCCCACTAGGCTTTTCTTTACTTGTGAAATGCCAGGTAAATCAATTTCAAAGTAATCATGAGGGCTGACAGAAACAAGAGCGTGATCGACCAGTTGATTAATCGCCATACCCATTGGCTTATGGACACTAGTGAATGACCTTGCAATGCCCTGCTGCTGTCAGTCGCCATGCTCTTTTCATGAATTTCCCCTTTGCTTTTGCCCAGAAGTGGGGTATGCGATACTGTCCTGATACCGCCCTACCCCATTCCCAGGGGCTTGTCAAGTACTACTCGCCTAGTTCGACTGACTTCCGGGTCAGGTAATTCACGCTGAACTTGCCATGAGCTGGGATGCTCAAAGCCTCGATTCCGACCTTGACCATTTCCGCCCGCAGCGAGTTGACGTGTCCGGTGATCCGCCCAATTACGTCTTGGGTGAAGGCAAGATCCGAGGATGTACCGCCTGCTTGGACATCATTCGCGCTGGTTCCCGAAAGTGCTGCGGTCGTGGGAAGTCCCAACCGTGACCGAATCGTGGCTTCATCCACCTTCTTGCCCTTCCGATCTCGAAAACCACCCCGTCCTGCGAACGTGAATCCATGCAATTTCGCTCGGAGTTGTGAGATCGCGATTGCCTGGACTGAATTGCCGAACTTCTTCTCGATCTGTTCGTTGACCTGCTTGGTGGCTACGAAAGGGTCTGCCTTCAAAAGCTCGACCGCGTAGTCCATTTTCTGTTCTGCTTTGCTCTTTTCCTTTGCCATTTGATTTACCCCTTGGTTTGTCGGTTCGAAATTGAACCGTCGGTATATCCTATAAGGACCCAAGGGATAGTTGTCAAGAATTCGGTAAAGTTTTTTAGAGCTAATTTTCAGAGGGAGAATTGGCCAATTACTTCAAGAACTTATACCCTTCCATTTGAAAAAGTAGCGGAGCCCCGGTACTGCCCCGGGCTTGTAGATGGTTATGAGCCATCCTAGAACTCTTTGCCTACCGCCCGCTATACGTGCAGGATCAATATAATGGTTTTCCGTATACCACCGGATTTTAGTTTATATTGATCCTGCTAAAACTTCGATCACAGACTTGGGGAGTTAAACCCTTCGGTCTCCGGCCTCACAAGCACGGTATCTTTATCCTTAGACGATATCTGTGTTTACTGACTTTGGGTAGTTTCTGGCCACTTCCCGAACCTGCTTCTTATAGGGTGGAGACAGAAGCAGTACTCCTTATTAGTCCACCATTCAAGTTACTTTTAACAACCCCAGCAACCGGTAGAGTTTTTACTCCTATCAATACAAATAATTCAATTTAATCTCTATCATCCAAATAATAATATATTAACTTTAGAGAGGGTTCCAAGATATCACAATAGCTCCTAGGTTGTCAAGTCATTGTATAGTTCCTGGATTGATGCGTAATAATTACTACCGGTCCATTGTTCCATGAAAGCAGAGGTTCTTTTGGCTAATCCTTTACGCCAATTAAAATTGCCATAATTGGTAAAGTATTCTTTACGAATGTTGGCGTCGTTGATCCGGTTGAAAGTTTTGGCCGAAAAGTCGCATTTCCAGCCAGAAAAATACTTGTCGTATCGAGATTCTTCTTGCACTCCGATTAGGCGGACTTTTGTTGATCGCCAATTAACCCCCATCCCGCCCAATTGATCGTTGACACCTTCTTGTACGCAACGAGCCCACACCATGTCAACCGGATGATCTCGCTCGGTTAAGTAAAAGATATGTTCGCGCTGTTGAACGGTCAAATTCTTGTTGATCATGTCAATTCGCTCATTGGCATTCCACGGATTGAGCATCGTTCGTGCTTCCTGGGTAGATCCGATTATAATGAATAATCGTTGGCAGTCGCGCAATTCTTTGCGAATTAGGGTTAGATGTCCTAAATGCAATGGCTGGAAGCGGCCAACAAAGACTGAATAAGGAATTATTTCTTTTTTGGGTTTCACTTGTTTATCTATATTTATTTTGGCAAATCCGATTGTTGGGATGTTGGTCCATGACTCGCCCGGTCGAAAGTCGAACCAATAATTTCGTCGGAAGGGCTCAACTGATGGTACTGGAATAGGAGTGGCATTTGGATTTTCAGGCATAAGCTATCTCATTTCATACTTTAAGTCAAGGGATGTTACAAACTGGAGCGTTGGGAGTTGAACCCAAAATTGCGATTTCAGAGATCGCTGTGATGCCATTTTCACTATGCTCCAATTGATATCCATATTTGTCTAATTGCTTTTTAACGTGATTAATGCTATCCCACCGGGTATCTCCCCCTCCTTGACGGTATCTGTAGTAAAATTGTACTTGTTGAGTAATTGGATCGAATCGCAGAATAATGACTATTGTTCCGTCCCGCAACTCCCACTTTTGACCAATTTTTAAATGAATCATTTATGCTGATTATTCGAGTCGAACGAATTCCTCTTGTGCTTCAAACAAGTGCGCAAACCCTTTACGCCAAATCAGCTAAATCTGGGGTGGCAGGGATCGGACCCGCAAAACAACGTTCAAAGCGTCGTGTGTTACCATTACACTACACCCCAAAAGACGCTTGCAAGGGTCGAACTTGCCTTGAACTGTTTTGCAGACAGTCATCGCCACCGGACGGAAAGCGTCATTTAATTTACTATTTCCCAACCAAAGTTGATCATGTCTCGTTTGAAACTACCTATATCTCGGCTATGGTTATGAACCCTTTGATGGCCATCTTGATGGCCATCGAGACGATTAAACCATACGTAGCCTCTTCTGAATCTTATAATAATAATCTCTTGTTGTTCAAGTTGTTGTGCGGTCAAATGACGCCATTGGGGTCCCGGATCTTTACGTAATTTGAATTTTAACCCAACCCGTAAGTGCATATTTTTCATTGCAGCAGTTTCTGAAGTATCTATTGCTTGTCCCCCTAAACTGCTTAAGCTGTCGATCGTAACGATCGTCCTTCTTTCAAGTGTTCTCACTAATTCTTGTAATAACCTATCAACTTGTTCTGAATCTGGCAATTATTTATCCTTTCAATGGGGAAAGCTGTGGTCTCGATCCACACACCCGCAAGGATGCGCTCGATTTAGCAAATCGGCTTGGGTCCTACCCAATTAACTTTCCTTAATCATCATCACTTAATTCTAATTCTAAATCGGTTCCAATGAGCAAAGCTTTGACACAATTACCAATTGCTATCTTATACGTGTCATAATCAGGATAATCTTTTGGATTATTTGCTAAATCATTCTTATCGAATTGAAAAGAATGTAGTCTAAAATCTTCCAATTCCGCTTCAATAATTTTAATACACTTCATTCGTTCTCGAAACCGGATTTTTTGGGCTATTTTTTTGAAAGCCTTTAGTTGTTCTTCTGTTACCAATTTTTAACTCCTAGTTGATTCGCGCCAAATACGTCGGGGGTGCAGGAGCTTCATTGGCTTCGGCAATCGGGTATCGTTGTGGTTCAAATTGGTTGAGATCAATGTTTGGAATGGTCTTTATTTCTTCTAAAGAATGATTTTTGGCGAATTCTACCATCTTCGAGTTTAATCTGGCCCAGGAAATGATTTTGTGAGAATTGGTCGTTCCATGATGAAGTCGATTTTCTAAAGTTTTCTTATAGTTATATGACGAACAATTTAAAGCCATGTGTCTTGGAGCATGGGATAAATTATAAAAGGCGTCGATTGTATTATGACTTAATGCATTTTCTATGTAAGCGGAAGCGGGTAGGCAGTAACCATTTGCTCGTCTAGAAGGTGCTACTCGTTGCATTGCTTGCGATTCCACTTTGCGCCACACCATGGCCACCTTAAGTAAGTCATTGGGTGCAAAATCCCTGGCATCGATATGGACGTGTAATCCACAAGTCCGATTTACTCCAGCCTTACCTTCTCGTAGAACACCGCAGATCTCTCGGATTTGTTTGACAAATTGTTGTCCACGAGCTGGAGCGGTGTTGATTTCAAATGGATGGGTTCCATGGACCGATCCATCGCCTTTAAGAGTTCCGCCCCACTTGGCGATTACGTCTTCCAACCTTTTTTCTATGGATGGATCGTTGGTAAAATCTGCTACTTCGATTTCAACTCCGACGAATCTTTTAATTAATCCTTTGTCAGAGTCATGAAATTGATAAACTGGATTGCCATAATTAAAATGCAGCATTTTAAGATACCTCTCTAACTAAAGACCTAATAAGCGACTGAATTAATAGCGGTCTGGATCGACTTTGGTTGTATTGGTTTCTTTGATTGGATACTTGATTGGTTCGAATTGTTTTGCTACTTCAATCTCGGCTTTTTTAATTTCTTCCAAAGAATGTTTTTTGGCATACTCGACCATTCGGGAATTTAGCCTTGCCCAAGAAATGATCTTTCCGGCATTGGTCGTTCCATGATGAAGTCGATTTTCCAAGGTTTTGCGATATCGATACGATGAACAATTAAGCGCATAGTATTTATCGCAACTTTCGGTCAATTCATCGGCCAAGTCTTTGATATCGATATTGGTATGGCCACATTTCTTACATATATGTGTGCCATCGTCCAATGCGTCATTCATCACATTTCGAACTGGTTGACAATATTCGTTGTTTCGCCTAGATCGAGCTACCCGTTTGAATAACTGTGGTTCGATTTTCTGCCATAATTGGGCAACTTTAACCAAATCTTCTACTTCAAAGTCTCGGGCATCGATATGGACGTGTAATCCACAACTTCGATTAATCTTGGCCTTACCTTCTCTTAAGACTCCGCAGATCTCTCGGATTTGTTTAATAAAAGCCTTACCACGAGCTGGAGCGGTGTTGATTTCAAATGGATTATTGCCATCGATCGATCCATCACTTTTGAGGGCTCCACCCCATTTCTTGATGGTTGTTTCTAGTTTCTTTTCTAGAATAGGATCACTGCAAAAATCAGCTACTTCAATTTCGACCCCAATAAAGCGTTTAATTGCTCCACTGGGGTCGTCATGAAATTTTAGCTTATTATTGTAGTCCCCAAAATAATGTAACATTTAAGCTCCAAGTAAAATTATATGAGAAGTAGTGTAGCTTAAATGTTATCACATTGCAAGAGGCTTAATTAGTTGGATGAATTGGATTTAGGCGTTGGGGGTGGTGTTCCCACGACGGCGGGAGTATTGGCCGATCGCATTTGCTCGTTAAAAACGGTTCCGATTGTTCCACCCGTTCGGCTATTGGTTACGGCTGTATTTAAGGTAGCAAATCCTCTGGTGTAACCCGCTCCCGAGTGCGTATAGTGCAAGGTCGATTGAGGATTAAATCCATATAAATAAGCGTCTCGAATTGCCCGTTGCTCACATCCCAAGAAAACGAATTCCCAAGAATATTTCTCGGTTTGATGAGTTACCATCCGATTGACGCGATCTTTATTGAACCACTTAGATGAGTTTTCCTCACCATCGGTCATCACGGTAAAGATTACCTTAGAAGGACGTTTGTTTTCGGGTAAAGAGCGCAGTCGCGCTCCAACTCGATCCACGGTATCTCCTATGGCGTCCAACAATGCGGTATCGCCATTAGGCCGATAATCTTCATGGTTTAATGGTGGAGCATTTCGGATATCAGTGAAATCGTATACTAAATTTTGCTTAGTATCGAATAATATCAATGTAATATTACACTCGCCTAATACTCGACGCTGTTCATTGATAAAATCGTTATATCCTTTGATCGTGGCATCGCGAACCGTGTTCATTGATCCACTTTTATCTAAAACTACTACAATTGATGTTAAATTTGGTTGTGTCATTATGACTCCTTTATTAGTTGCATATATTATACCACAAAGGAGTATAATTACACAAGTGTGAAGTGCTCACGGAGAGAGTCGAACTCTCATAGTCCAATTACGGTGATTGCCGATTAGAAGTCGGGGCCGATACGCGAGCATAATTATTTTTAAGCTCAGATTTAATAAAACTATATTCTCGCCATTGTTGTTCGGGATAAAACCTGCTGTATGAACTGAAGGGATCTCTTGCTTCAATTAAAATCAGAACTTGACTTTCGTTATGGTAACGGAACTTGAGGATAGTTATTACATAATGGCCATTACTATATTTTTCGCCAACTCTCATGATACGAGCCGATAGTTTAATTTAATATTCACCTTTAGAACCTCATAATCTTCCCAGGTTATTCCCGTCGAAGACTGCACTCGAACATGGCCATTACTACGAAGGCTCCAACTTCGTCGAAAGGCTAGAATAACGTAAAACCAATCGTTGCGATTTTTATGTATGTATAGTTGTCCAACTCTCATATAATTGATGGTATGGTCCAGATGGCCCACTCCAGACATTTGCTGTAAGATTTGGTTGGGAAGGTACGCGATCGGACGTACGGTTACCTCCAGAATTGACTGGTTGGTAAGCGATCACGGAAACCCCGATAATTTGTTTATATCGTCAACATATCCTTAAATCTTAGATTTATACTTTCATGCTGCTCGGCTGAAAGGAGCTTTGGCCTTGCAATTCCCGTATAAATCTTTGCCAAGCACGTGTACATGGCCCTATAGTGGAGCTATGATTTAAGGATCTCGGATAGTCCTCAAATTATCCCAAATTATTCGCAAATCCTTTCCTGTGGACAAAGTTTGAAGGGTCTCCACCTATTTGGTGAACGACTCCGAACCTTGGCCACGACGGTCCCTCGCTTCACCTGTTGCACTACCAGGGCCACGGCGAGTTATTTACGGCAACCATCATTACTTGATTCCGGAATCGAACCGGACTCGGGATCGTTAGGACCGATCCCCGGCATCCTTACCATCAAGCCAGTGTATATGACTTTTTTAAAATTATAGCCAAATCTGAATAATACCATTTATTTATTATACCGGTTCTTCCCCAACCCTTTTCGAAAGTGGTTACAAGGCACCGGTTATTACCACTTTGTTTAAAGTTAAGAATTATAACAAGAAAATTATCGATATTCCTGACATATTCTTGACCTACTCGCATAAGGAAAGCGGAGGAATTGAACCCCATGCCTTTTCAGACACCATCTGCTTTCAGGGCAGAGGCGACACCCATTGGTCGGCTTCACTTTCCAATTTCTTTTTCCCGCAAATCGTGGATATTAGCATATCGCTTGCATTTAGGGCAAATGATTTTTGATCGATCTACTCGAACGTAGAATTTATGCGAACAATCACACTCGATTTCGCACCAGTTAACGATTCGTGTCCAATATGCTTGTCCGGTTAGTTTCATATCTTTGACGATAGAACAGAAGTTTTTCTTTTGCTTTTTGATAAGTACTAAATTGGCAAAGAAAAATAAGTTCCCATTCGGTACGTTTAAAAATTGCCTATGCCGTTTTACTATATTTAATGTAATATTCAGTCATATGCCAGCGGCGGGACTCGAACCCACACTGTCCTCGTTTTAAATGAGGTGACTCCTACCAGTTGGTCTACGCTGGCATTGATCACCGTGGTTCGGTAGAGAAAGATATACAGGGCCAATTTATGGATATGGTTAGCGCTTTGAGCCCCATATCCTAGCGCCGTCCGTATTTCCGGCTTCTACTATCTACGGTGACCACCAGCTATGTTTGTAGCTGGATTATTACTTCAGGAAGGATTTGAACCTTCACCTTTGCCTGCGATTGTAACACATTGAGTGTCACGTCCACAAGTTGCCTCTACTTGGGCTACTGAAGTCGAACTTCAAAAGGTAATCTTAATCTTATAGGGTATGAAAAAATGGACACTAGAGCAACTTAAGGAAGCAATTAAAGTAAGTGATTCAATATCAGAGGTTTTTAGAAACCTTCAAACATATCCTACTGGAGGAAATTATGCTTTATTTTATACTTTAGTTAAAGTACACCAATTAGATGTATCTAATTTGACTAAACGTAATTACCTAAAATATAGGAAACCTCGTACTAAAATCCCATTTAAAGATATTTTGATAGAGAATTCACCGTATCAAAATACTTCCAGTTTAAGACAAAGATTAATAAAGGAAGGTTTATTAAAAAATGAATGTTATGTCTGTCATTTAGTTACGTGGCTGAATAACCCAATATCTTTGCAACTTGATCATATTAATGGGAATAGAACTGATAATAGATTAGAAAATTTGAGAATATTATGTCCCAACTGTCATGCTCAAACCGATAATTATTGCGGTAAAAACATTAAGTACCCCGAGAAGGAGTTGCACCCTCATGCCAAATTGGCAGATGCTTCTAAGGCATCCCTGTCTGCTAGTTCCAGCATCGAGGCGTTAATATGTAAATTTTGTAACATAAGTTTTTATAGTTTAAAACATCGTAAATATTGTAGTATAAATTGCTCTAATAAAGCTAAGACTAAAATTCAATGGCCATGTAAAGAGGAATTAGAAAAAATGGTTTGGGAAACCCCTTCTTCGCGATTGTCTTCGCAATTAGGTATTTCAGATAAATCTATAAGTAAAAAATGCATACAATATGGTATTGATAAGCCACCTAGAGGTTATTGGGCAAAAATTCAAGCTAGAGAATCTTTATTGACCATTTAAATAAGGGCGATTTACCGGTATCGATCCGGCTCTCCGAGGGCCACAGCCTTGTGTGCTACCATTACACTTAAATCGCCATTTATCGCGTGCGGGAATCGAACCCACCTCTTTGGTCTGAGAAACCAACGACCTACCCAGAAGTCAAACGCGACGTTAAAAAAAAGATGGTTTGTATGTAACTTGGCTATATGGATTCCAGAGTGGGGCATTTGACGTCTGAATGTCGTTGTTTCCCAACAATTCATATAAAGCGGCGACTTTCGTCCTAGAAACGTTAACGACACCCTTTTGACGGGGTGAATCGACGTGGATCTACTACATACAAACCAAAATGAAGGCCAATATGGCTGTTTTTGCGTCCATACCGGATCATAAATCCTTGTAAAAATCATCTGGTGATACAACGATTTATTGAATACGCGTGCCGGTTCATCCGCGAAATCTAGCCTAGTGGAACAGCCATATTGGCCAGTCTGAATGCAAGGATTTGAACCTTGACTGCTTGCTCCCAAGGCAAGGGTGCTACGCAAATTACACCACATCCAGAAAATGTGCCGTGCAGTTGGTTTCTGCCCGGCTATTCAGTTATCAAAGAAACTAACTTACCGTACTTTAAGCTACGAACTAAGTTAGTACAGCACTTCTGTCAGGAATTAGACCTGAAATTCAAGATCCGTAGTCTTGCGTGATATTCATTTTCACCACAGAAGCAAACAGCGCCCCGTACCGGGATCGAACCGGTCTATTGCGGTAGACAGCCGCACACCTTCACCAGAGGGACAACAGAGCGAATAACTTATTAAAGATTACTACTAAAGAATCCTTTTAATTCACCATTAAAACCTTCATATTGGTCAAACCATAGCCCTTGGACTTGGGCAACATCGTCGTTTGTTATCCCTACGCGCACATGGCCACCCGTATTTAACGGCAATACTACCTGACAGGATGCGTCTCCGTCGTAACTCACGGCCCCAGGAACTTTTTTTAGGAGTTCTATTAATTCTACTGCCTGTTCATTGGTCATTTTGTGAGTATACCTTAACTTTGACGGTTCGTCAACCACGTAAATGCAATTATTAATCCAAAAATGCCAATAATCATAACTACGGTTAAAAGAGCTTCTTGCCAAAGTGGAATTCTTAGAGTTTCATGTTCTCTTTTGTCAATCTCTAGCATTTTAAGTAAGACTTCTCTCTCATTCATCTAGACGTGCCCACCGATCTACTGCACGAAATATGTCGGCTAAAATCTTTTTTGTCTCATCAGAAGTCTCACCATTCCAATATTGTTCTATTATGATATCGTAAGCCTTTTGAGCCAGACTTTCTGGCGAATCCCATGGTATGTCGGCTAAAATCTTTTTTGCCTCATAAGCCTTTTGCTTCTTACGAGGAGGTTTTGTCTTCTCTTTGGGCATAATGACCCCACCGGGTAACGATCCCGAGTTGCCTGGGTGAAAACCAAGAGTTCTACCATTAAACTATGGGGCCGACATTTGGGTTGCGAGAGAGTCGAACTCTCAAAGCTAGTTTAAAAGACTAGTATGATACCAGTTTCATTAGCAACCCGGCTATAAAAAAAAAGGTTGTGAGCATCGCCTTGGGCTCGAACCAAGATCCTAACCTTACAAGGGGTAGAGACTGCCAATTATCCTAGCAATGCGGCGAATGATAATAGATTGGGATTACCACAAGTCACGGTCAGTCTTATTAGAACTACCGAGTGGCCTACCACGCCGTTCCATTGACAATGATCTTTTAATTTGCTTTGCTCGGCTAGATGTTGCCCGATTATCTTTTGCCGTCTTTTGAGCATTTGCTCTATGTTGGGAAGGAGGTATTGGCACAAAATGGAGAACGCCCGGATGTACCCGCCTACCATGATCAAGATCATCTACGACTGCTTTAGTTTTTGGTGGGTTACGGTATTTGGCAATTGTGTTGTCTCGCATCAAAAAGTAGCTGGTTGACGGTCTTATTAACACTTCCTTAAAACCAGCAGCTATGGCTGCAAGATAGATCGAACACCCATGAGTTTTTCCCGGTATTCCTTTATCAGAGTGTTCTTGGCTAACTCCGAGCCGAAAAGGCGTTTTGGCCTCAACAATCTTAT